GTTAAAAACTCACCATAATTATCTAAATAGTTTTCAACAGCATTAATATCTGTAGTAATTCCTAATTTATCTAAAAAAGTAAATAATTTTAATTTTACATTTTCAAAAGTTTCAATTTGAATATCTTGTTCAAGATTATTAAAATTTCTTTTAAATTCTAAAATTTCTTTATATATCGATTTAATTTCAGGAATTCCTTTAGTTAATAAATTTTGCTTAACATTTTCTTTTAAGGTGTTATCTTTATTTAAGAATTTATCTTGAAAATTACTATCCCATTGTTCTTTTATAGTTGTTGTCTTAGAACCTGAATCAGATATTTGAGAAGTTGTATGAACAACAGTTCCGTTAACTTCAGAATAATTACTTACAATATGATTGTTTTTAAGTAAATTAAATGCTTGAGAAAATTCAGAACGATATTCTTCTTTAAAATTAACATCACTTAAATAATTATATAATTGTCTTAATAAAGGTTTTCTATCTAAAACTTTACTTAAAGCATTTAATTGTAATTCAAAAATATCTTTACCTTTTTTAGCTACAATATCTGATAATATAAATTGTAAATCTGATTGAACTGAATCTCTACTTAAAAAAACAGGTTCTCCCCAAATAGGATCAATATTATTAGTATCTTCTAATAATGATAATCTTAATTTTACATTAGTACTAACACTATCTTTAGTATTTCTTTCAGCAGAATGTTGATTAAATGCAGGATCTTTTAATTCTTCACCTGCAGTAATATCAATATTACCATCTACGTCATCAGTTTCTTCAATTGAAATAGACATTTCTTTAAATATTTTTTCTACATTTGTAGAAAACTCATCAATGTAATTTAATGACTCTGTTAATGTTTTAGCAATAAGTTTATTTTTAAATCCACCTTTTTCGTTTAATTCTTGAATTTTATCAATAATTTGTTTTTGAATAAAATTAGATAAATTAGGTAGTTTTTCAGAGTTACTAAAATCAATATTATTAAAATCTAAATTAGAACCTTTAAAATAATTCAAGGCTAATCTTGAAGCAATTTTATCAATTTGCTGATTACTAAATAAAGCAACCAACCCTCTGTTAATTAGAGGGTAGTATACTTTTTCATTATTTTTATTTAAATAATAATGTTTTTTAGAAATTTCATCATAAATTAATAATGGTTCTCCATTTTCATTTATACGATCACTTACAACATTATTTTTATAGTCTAATATATAATCACCAAAATCTTCTATAAATGCTTCAGATTTAAAATATGTAAACATTTCATCAGCTTTAGTTTCATTTTTATCAGCTATTTTTTCATATAAATCTTTATACAGTAAAGACTCTGCTCCACCTGTAAGAGATATTCTTGTACAACTCATATATTTTTATTTTTTACAAATATAGTGAAAATAATTGACATTACCAAATTATTTAGCACAAATTTTATTAATTTCTTTAATATCTTTAATATTACTAACAAGTTCTTTAAATTCTTCAATTGTTCCTTCAAAATCTTCTATTTTTTTGTCATTTAATTTTAAAGCATTTTGAAACATTTTAAGTTGTGTATCTTCATTAGCATTTTTAAATATTTCAACAACGTTAGATTCTTTTAATGTTTCAGTAATAGTTTCAACAATTTCTTGAGATTTATTCAAATCATATTTATATTCTAAACCTTCATATTTTAATATTTTATTAAAATTTTCAGATATTTCATCTAATATAAATTCATCTTTAATTACTTCAGATAATGCAATCATCACATTGTTTTCAGTATATATACCGTCAATATTTATTTTTCCAAATCCTGCGTAACTAATTACAGTAGCTTTTGAATCATTTTCATCTTTAGATATCAAATTCCATAAAATTTGCATTATAGAATCTTTATCACCTATATCATTACCTATTTTTCTATTTTGAATATTGACTTGTTTAAATAATTTTACAATTTCGTTAATTGAAACTTCATTTTTATTATTTAATTGATTACTTGTTGTAGTTTTGATAGGTTGTGAAACATCTCCACTATAACTCAAACTTGCTAATAATTCTTCAGCACTTAAATCTTCAACTTTTTCAGAAGGTACTTCTTTAGGTTGTGTTTTATTACTATTAGTAACTGTTTGATTTAAATAAATATTAGAATAACCTTGAAATGTTGGTTCGTTAACTACTGCATTAGTTGTTAAAACAGGAGATTGTTCACTTAATAAATATTTAAGATAATCATCATTATTAAATGTTGAAGTTTCATCTTTAGTAATCAAAACATTATGTCTTTTATACATTAAATACTTTACAATTGCTTCTTGTTGTAATTCTGTTAAACCATTTAATGTATCTGTAGTATATGTATAATGACCAATAGAATCATTAACTTCTTTATTTACCTTTTGTAATAATTCTCCTAACGCTAATGTTCCGTTTTCATCAACAATTAATTTAGTCTTAGTATTAGTATTTTGAAAAAATACAATAGTATTAATTAATCTTTCTAAATTGATTTCAATAGGTTCGTTACTTTTTTCAATTAATTCTAATTCAGGTAAAACTTCATTTAAATTATTTGTTTCAATAAATTCTCTTAATGAGTTATAGTCAAAATTTTGAGCTTCAGAACTTTGTTTATTTTTCATTAAATTTGAATAAAGTTTAATTAGTTCAAAAGTTTGTCTTGCTTTATTTTCACTTAATCTTGAAGTGTTTAATTTTAAATAAAACATTTTACCATTTAACATTGGTATTTTTAGAAAAACTTCTCCTCTATGCATATCTTTTAAAGAACTATTTTCATCTAACTTATCGTTATAAGTAAATTTAGTTTCACCTTTATTTGATACATATACAGTATTCTTTTTAAAGTAATCTAACTTTTGTTCTTGAGTCATTCCTTTAAAAACATCTAATTCTAAAATATTAGAATTTTGTTTTCCTAATTTTAAAACACCAGAAAATTGTTTTTTAATATTTCCTTTAATACCTTCAAAACTACCTTTATTATCAATTAACGCTTGTACAATTGATTTTCTTAAAGGTAATATTTCATTATTAAATACATTTAGTGAATCAGGATTTTTATTAATATTATCAGTTAATGCTTCTATAAATGAAAATACTTTTTTATTACCATTTTTAAAATTAACTTTAATAGGTAATTTTTCTTCTAATTCTTTAATTTCAGATTCTGTAAGATTTTCATTTTTTAATTTTAATAATATTTCAGAAACATTATTTGAAACAATATCTCCTAATTCAAAAGTAACTTCATCTTTAGTTTTATCACGAGATTCTTTTTCATATTGAACAAAAGGTTCTAATATACTATATAATGTTTCACCTGTATCTCTATTAGTGCTAAGAACTTTAGCAGAACCTTGATTTTTATCTGCATTACTAGGATTAGTAGATTCTTCTAATACAACTAATTCTTTTGGTGAACGATCATATTCATTATTATCACTATCTACTTCAGCATTTTTAGATGTTTGAACTGTTTCTAAACCTTGTATATTTGTTTTTTCACCAACGTTATCTGTTGTTTCAGGTGTAGTAGTAGTTCCAAAATCTTTATCTTCTTGAAACTTTTCAGCATCTTTTTCTTCAGCTTGTTGTTGTTCTAATTGTTTTTGTAGTAATTCTTTATGACCTAATTCTTTAAATACATCTTCAATTTTACTTTGAATAATATCATTTTCTGTATATTTAGAATCTAGTTTATTAACATAGTTTATTAAATCTTCTTTTGAAGATATTGATTCTAAATCTGAAATAACTGTATCGTATTCTAATTCAACTTCTGGTGAAGTAGCTTTTTCAACTTTAGTTGTTTGATTTACAAATTTATCAAATATTTTATTTACTTTTTCAGAATCCCAAAGTTGATTATTAATTCTATTATTAATACTTTTAATTTTTTTTGAAGTATTTTCAATATCTTTATTAATTCTTACAATACGAGGATCTTCTTCAAACTTATATTTAAAAGCATCATCTTGAGCATTTTCATCAACTATTTCATTAGTTTTAATCATTACATTATCTTCTAATTCAGATAACAATTCTGATTTTTGTTGATTTAATTTATTAAGTTGTTTTTTAGATTCATATAATAAACCTTCTTTATAAACATAATTGTCAGCTAAATAATTATAAAAACCTATTTTTTGTTCATCAGTAGCATTTTCATTATTTAACACAATTAAATCTCTACTAAAATCTTGATAAGTTTCATATTTCTTTTGCATTTTTTCAGCACGAGAAATTAAATCTTTAACTTTAGATTCAGCTTGTTTGTTTTCATTTGTAGATTGAACATCTTCAGATTTAATAGTTGTTTCTAAATTTTCTCTTAATGCTTGAATTCCTGTTTCACCTTTTCTTGCAAACGGTAATAAGAATTGTGTTTCTGCAATTTTTTGTATTTCTTCTGCTGTTTTATAGTCTCCATTTTGAACAGCTTTTTCATATTGTGCATTTAATTTTTCAGTTGCTTGTAATGCTTCAAATCTTTTAATAACCTTTTTAGGATCTTGTACAGGTTCATTATTAGGATGATATTGAATATTACCTTCATCATCTCTAAGATAAGTGTCTTCTTCTAATAATGTGTTAAAGTTAAATTCTTCACTATTAATCCAATCTTGAATACTAGCTGAATTCTTTCTATCTGAAATATCTTGTTTAGCTCCACTATAAGCAGACATACCTCCACCTAAGAAAGCTCCTAAAAACATAGCTTTTTGTCCTTCAGTAGATGAAACAGTATCCAAATAAGCTTGTCCTAATTCACTAATATTAAATGATTTAGCTGTACCAAAAAAACCCTCTTTTAATTCTCCACGTTTAGCTTTATCAGTAAACATGTTTTCAACAGTCATTTGTCCTGCTTCTTCTAAAAATCCTTCAGATGCAGTTGCACCTAAAACATCTTTACTACGATTACCTATTTTTTTTAATACTGAAGGATTATCTACTTTAGCTAATTTATTAACAGCTTTACCCCAAATCATTTTAGATTGAATTAAATTGGGAATTGCTAATATACCAACATTAGATACAAATATATCTCTACCTAATTTTCCTTTTTGTTCATTAAACATTTGTTCAGCTTCATCTAATGACAAGTTAGGATTTTGTTTTAGATAATCATCTATAATAGAATCTTTATTTTTATTGAAGTTTTCCATTGCATTACCAGCTTCAGCAGCAGATTCAATATATGTATTAGCTATTGCTGTTCCTGCAATATCAAACTTATTAGCATTAATTCCTAACTTAGATAATGTCCTAACAGAATTTGCAATACTTTGTTCACCTTTAGCTAATTGTAATCCTTTAGCGGTATATCCCATTGCTTTAGAACCTAATCCTAAAGATTTAAATATTGCTCCAGGAACTAACATTGACGCAATAAAACCAATACCATCAGCTCCTTCTGTTGCCCAAAAATCTACAGAACTAATATTATCCCATAAGTTTCCTTCTTCAACAGATTTTTTAACATAAACAGGTAAATATTCAGTATTTACTTTTTCATTTAATTCATTAATTGATTTAATCCATTGATTGTTAAATGCTGTTTCAAAACCTTCACCATCAGGAACAAAAGGTGCAGCAATAGCACCTCCTATATATCCTGGTAATTTAGCAGTTTCTGCTAATATTTTTGTACTTACACGAGCTAAACCTGCACCAGCTTTATCTAACCATGGTTGTGTTTGAGCACGATGTTCTTTTATAGAACCTTGTATGTCTTCATAATCTGCTTGTGCATTCCAGTTAAAATTAGAATCATATTTTGATTGATTTATACCTGTATTATAACCTTGAAATTTAGGTGCCATCGCAGCACCTAAATCTCTATTTTTTGGTTTATTATTTTCTGTAGGATTTTGAGAATTTAAACTTTTAAATGCTTCAAAAAAATCATCATATTGTTCTACTGGATCATTTTTAAATTGTTTTTTACCCATAATTATTTTACAGCATTTACAGTATTAATAAATTCAGATTCTGTCATATAATGAATAACACCCTTAGTGTCTTTTATTTCATATTGTAAAGAACCTCTTTTAGGATCATATTTAGGATTATATGTATTATATTTAACTTTTAATTTATTTAATGATGGTGATTTAGATTTAAATGGTACAAATTCATTATGATTTACTGACCAATTTCTATAATTTTCTTGTAATTCGTTGTGTCTATCAACATTAATACCTACATTATCACTATTTAATCTACTTGTTTTAAATTCTTTAAACGTACCATCTTTAGTTTTAACAGTAATTACATGTGGTGAAGCTTTACTATTTGTACCATTAAATGATTGTTCTTCCCAATTTAAAGGAGATATAAATCCATGATATGTCACAGTATCTACACCGTCTAAATCATATTTATCTTGTGCTTCTTCAAAAGATATTGGTTGACCTGTTTCAGGATCTAGTAATTTTCTAGCACCACTATTTGTAAGTCTTAATTGTTTACGCATAGTTTTATCTCTTTCATCTGCAGTTTTACCAATTGAAGAACTAAAACCACTATTATCTAACATTGTGTCAGTAGTTACTAATTTACTTGTTAATGTGATAGCAGGTGTTTCTTTTAACATTTTTACAACAAGTTGAGCATTTGTTTTATCATTTTTACCTTTTTTACGACCATCTGCATTTATAAAATGTTTTTTACCATCTGCTCCAACAACTCCTTCAGTTGTTAATTTTTTATACATATTTTCGTATAGTGCTTTTTGACGAGGATCTTTTATATCATCAACTGAAAAAGTTTTACCACCTTGTTTTATTTCTGTTGAAACAGCACCTGTTCCAGCATCTACAGGTGAAAACCCGTCACCTTCTATTTCTCCAACTTTTGTATTTGTAGTATTACCAATTCTTTCAACTTCTGAATAATCTTGAGCACTACCACCTACTTCTGCAGTATTATAATCTTCACCATAAATATCACTCATATTTAAAGTTCCTGAACCATCTCCAATAGGTGCTGCACCTTCTTCAGAACTATATTTGTTAGAAATACCTGTAGCTGTTTCCAATTGAGATAACATGTCTCCTTGAAATTGTGCTGTAAAATTTTCAGGATTAATTCCTGCTTCTTGATTAAATGAATATCCCGCACCACCTGGTGTTAACCATTTAGCACGCATTGCTGCAGTCATTTGATTAACTTGATCTAAATTAGTTTTAGTCATTTGTCTATTATTACTATCAAAAGCAGTATAACTACCATCAGCATTTTTAACTACACGACCACCACCACTTTCAATTTCAGACATTGTACTACCTAAAATATTATTACGAGCTTGCAAATCTTTTTCATAATCTTCTGCTGCAACAATACCATAATCTCCTATATTTATAATTTTATTTTCAGCATCATATCCTTTATAACCTGTATTTTCATCTTTTACTTTTTGTTCCCATAGTTGTGAAGCTCTGTCACTACCATATTGTTTAGTAGCATTTTCTAAAAATAAAGCTTTTTTCTTATCGTATGTTTGTTTTGCAGTATTAATTTGACCTATTCTACCTGTAGGTGCAACTAAATCATTGTAACGTCTATTTAAAGATATAATTTTAGAAGTTACATTAGGATCGTTTACACCTGTTTTAGCTAAAGTTGCAGCATTATTATCTAATTCACTTTCAATTTCACTTTTTAATTTAATTGCTTCATCATAGTGTACATCTAAAGGATCTACTTTAGCTAATCCTGAACGAATACCTTCTTGTTTAACTAATAAATCATCATGTTTTTTTCTCTGCATTGCAGGAACTAACATGATTTCTTCCATTGATAAAGGATTAAATTGTGATGGTGTTAACGATGTATATCTATTTACTCCCATAATTATTCTTTTGTTTTATTATTAAATCCTTTTAAAACAGCAGTACCTACTTGTGATTTTTTTTGTTGACGATTATATTTATCACTATCAATCATATCTGCCATTTCTTGTGTTGTTTTTTTAGTACCATCTGGAGCAACATAATATTTACCATTAAAATCATATCCATATAATTTTTTAGCCATATCTTTATAAGTTTCTTCTTTACCAATTTCTCCTAAATCAGTTCCAATTTGACCACGTAACTTAGATTGTTCAGTTTTAAAAGCCCCTTTATTCATTGCAGTTCTATCTTCAGCACCAATACGTCTTCCAATATTAGCTTCATCAACACTTAAATTAAATTGTTGTCCAGCTTTATTTTCATTACGATTAACATCTGCAACTTTACTGTAAGCATCAGATAATCCTCTAGTTTTATTTAATTGAGATGCTAATATACTATTACTTAACGCTCCCATTGAACCATTTGATGCATTTACTAAAGCATTACCTGCATAATTAGATTCTGCATTAATTTGATTAGTTAATGATTTTTCATCCATATATTGTGGATTATAACGTGTATTGTTAATCATAGGATTTACAGTATCATAACCTTCTTTATTTAATTTGTGTAATTGAAACGCATTCATTGCAACTGGTGCATATCTTAAAGCTCCTTTATTATCTTTAATAAATTCACCTGCTTTGTTTAAACCTGTACCAATTTGATCTGTTACATTTTTAATTTCAGCTTGTGTTGAATGACCTCCTTGAGGACCAAAAGTTCTTGCTGAAATTGCTGTAACATTGTTTGGTATTGTAGTAGTAGATGTTGAAGAAGGATTAAACCAATTTGTAAGACCATTAACAGCACTGTTAATTGGTTGTACAGTATTATTAATATTATTTGGATCATATGAAGCCATTGATTTATCAAAAGGTCCACCACCTGCATACATATTACCACCCATTGCAAAATTTTTATTTGCTGAAAGATAATTATTTAACTCATAATTATATAAAGGGTTTTCAGTACCGTCTGCTAATCTACTTCTTTGACCTAATGAGTGATTTTTTTCAGTTACAAAATCACGATGTTGTTTAACATCAAATCCTGGATCACCTGGTTTTTTATCATAATAATAATAATAACCATGACCTAACTTATCGTTAAACACACCACTTTGTAAATTAATCATTTTTTTATTTCTTGATGTAGAAGGTGTAGGATTATCTTCAAGAGGTTGTACGTTTAAATTTTGTAAGTTATCTTTAGATACAACAACTGGAGGTGGTGTTTTTTTAATAGGTGTAATTGGTCCACCTGATGTAGGTTCACCTAATAAATTACCACCGAATGCAAAATCAGATATTTTCATCTGAGAACTTAAAGTATCTTGATTAAGTTTGAATTTAGCTAGCTTAGCTTCTTTTCTTTGATTAGCTTTAATTGCTCCTACTCCAGGAATAGTAGATAACATTTTATCTCCAAAACTAACATCACCATCAGTCCAAGCTGACATAGTTCCTTCTTCAGGAGAAAACAATCCACTTACAAAAGCACCACTATCACCTCCAATTGAATCACCTATTCCTTGACCCATTTTTTGAACACCTCTAAATACTTGACCAACAGGGCCAGTAGCTTGAGCTATCGTGTCTTTTGTTTTATCAATCATCTGATTATTCATTTGATCTTGCTGATCTTTTTTATCAACATATCCTTCAGGTAATTTTGAATTATATTTTTGTTGAGCATTATCTTTTAAACCTTGACCAAACGAACCAAATATTTGTCCTAATGAACCCATACCCATTCCCCCTGATCCGCTTTGACTACCTGTAAATCCACCTAATTCCATTTGTCGCTGTGGTACAAACTCTTCCATACCTTGAGGTATTTGACCTTCCATCATATCTGGAACTTCTGTAGAATTTGTTTGTTGTGCAGCAGCTATTTCTTGAGCTTGAATTTGTTTAATAGTTTCTTGAGCTTGAGCAACTTTATCTAACATTGATTTTTTAGTAGAAGTTGTAATTTTATCATTTCTACCTTCAAATTTTCTATTAATTATTTTAGATGCTTCTGCTGAAGTTTTACCCGTTAAAGATTTAGGTAAATTAAATTGTTCTACAACATCAGGTGTAAATATAATTCTATCACTATATATAAAATCACCTTTCATTGTTTCTCCTTCTTCAACTGTATTTTGTTGCCCGTTTTGACCAACACCCATTGGTATTCCACCTAATGGGTTTATTTCATGTGAATTTCCTGTATTAAATTCATTAAGTTCTTCCATATTATTCATTTATTAAATATTTAAAAATTGTTTTATTGTTTCTAGTACCATTTAAATACCTAGACATGTATTTTGGATTTAAGTTGTTAATTATACAGCATTCATTTAATGAGTTATATATTTCATTTGTTTCTGTATTTATTACTTTTTTTGAACATTTATTTAGAATCCCTTTTTTACCATACATAGGATTATTTTCACCTTTTCTTTGTTCACTAAGTTGTTTTTTATTTTTATCACTACAAGGTTTTCCAGGTTTACCTAATCTAGAAATGCTCATGTTTTCACAATGTTCTTTTGTAAATTTTTTACCTAGCCAATATCTACTAGAATTTTCTTTTAATTTTTTAAGAGTTTCACTACTTATAATTCTTGGTTTATTGTCTATTTCAGTATAAACACAATTTAATCCATTTTCATTAATTACATTATAATACTCTTGCCAATAACGTTCTTTTTCATTAAGTTGTTTAAATGAACATTTTTCTTGTATTTCAAAATTATGTTGTTTTATTCCATACTTTTTAAAAGATCTATATAATCTAGGTTGATTTTTACCTAATTTTCTATAATATGCTTTAAATCTTTTTTCAATATTTTTACTTTGTCCTATATAAATCTTTCCACTTGGACTTGTAATTTTATAAATTCCTATCATATAAATTATTTAGTTTTGCATTAAAAATGCAAAGATAACCTTTTTTTATTAAAATTCCAAATATTTTTATATATATTTTATATAAAAAAAAAGTATAGACCATACTTTACAAAAATATGACCTATACTTAATTATTTTTAAACTGTATATTGTACTAATAAATCGTGCAATATCAATTTTTTATTTTGACTGTTATCAAATTGTAATAACAACTTAATCCAAGGACCTCTAATGCGATTTCTACCTTGTCTTGGTATCTCAGCATTCCAATCTCTAAAACGTCGTCTTAAATTACCGTTTCTACTATTAACCAAAGGTGTTAATGTAGAATCTTGATAATCATTGTATGCTTGTATTTTTGTAAGTGTTAAATCAGGTTGATCTACATTGTTAATATATACTTCTGACTTAAAGTTAATATTGTCAAACACACAATCAAAATATGGTTCAGGGTTTAGATTAAATATAATTTTACTTGGATAATATGTGTCAAAGTATACATTGTAATCACCTTGTCCTTGTTCATATAATTTATTATTATCAGGATGTAATGCTAAAAACAAATCTCCATAACTAATATACATACTAGATAAATAATCATAAAAAGAAGTAAATGTTTGTTTTAACTCATTATATACAATTGTAAAACTTTTATTACTTTGTAAAAATGTAAAAACAATTTCATTATTTAAATAATCATAATTACTAACAACACCTTCTTTAATTAAAGGATTATCTGATTCTAAAATAATATCTGTATTTTTAATTAAATATGAATGCATTCCTTTTATATCAGATAATTCATTATTTACAACATTAATTGTTTTATTTAATGTATCATAAAAATAAAATGCATTTGGCGAATTTGTAACAGACCACTTATTTAATGTACCAGTCATTGTTGATAAATAATTATATCTATCTAAAACTTGTCCAGTACCTAATTGAATTGCAATTCCATCATTTCCTTGAACTTGTACTCTAGGATTAATAGATATTTGTGCAATAGCTCTATCTTGTAATGAATATATTTCATCTTTAAAAGAATGTAAACAATTTATAGAACCATGTTTACCATCTAAATACATTACGTCATTAGTTAAATATGTTAACCAACTATCAATTATTTCACCTGGTATTTTTATTGAAGAACTTATTATACCGTTTTCAAATTTTGAAACAGCTTTAAAATTATAATCAACATCTTTTCTTACAAAGAAATTAGATTCTTGTGAATAAACTTTATTATAATTTTGATATTCTTCATATCTAGGTTGAAATCTACTATCCCAATCTTCTACTGAATAATCACTTCTATTTCTATTGTTAATAGTACTTTCTAATTTTACATTTACGATTTCTGTAAATTGAGGTATTTGATCATCATATATTTCAGTATTTGTTTTAACAATTTTAGTAAATTTAAAATCACTAATAAATGTATCTCCTGGATTTTTACAATGATAATTTAATTCGTTTGAAACATTAAAAATAAATTCTTGATATTCACCTATTTCAACATAATTTGTTCTTTTACGTGATTCATAATCATTACCACCATATAAAAGACCTAAATATATCGATGATTTATTTAAAATAAATTCACTTATAATCCCAACTTTTCCTTCTCCGTTAGAAATTATATCTGTTAAAGGATTAAAAGTATGTCCAGATAAAGTTTCAAAAATATTATCTAATGATGTTCTATCAATAGTATCTACAATATCATCATTCAAACTAAATAAGATACATCTTGAACCCCATGAATTTAATTCTTTTATTCTAAAATTAGGCATATCGTCAGATACTTCTCCACTATCAGTATTCATTATCTGATAAGTATTATAAAAAGCTAATTCTGAATCTGCATTATATAATGTTCTATTAGCACCTGTTTCTACAATTAAAGGATTACCATAAACATCATAAACTAATGGATTATCTGAATAAATAAATTCTCCGTTATATTCCCTGTACATTTGAAATTGACCATAGGATTGAAGACCTATTAATCCCCAATAATTAAAACTTTTTGGATCACCTGTAATAGGTTCTAATCCTTCACCATTTAATCGTTGATTTGTAGCTGTTTGAGTATTTACATATTCTTGATATGTGGGTATATATAATGGTACTTCTGACGCATATATACCGTATGTAGTATTATGTTCTAATACTAAATTATCTACATATAATTGATATTCTGCCTGTGTTGGATTTTCTGGTGGATTTTCTGGATCATAAGGAGTTCCATCTGGTAACACATAATCCACATTAAAACTATTAGTATAAGGAGTTATTGCTCCATATATTTTTAATTCGTATTCAGTTAATCTATTTTCTTTATTTATTAATTTTCCCCAATAAGCATTGTAGTTATTTTTAATAGCTCCTATAACATTTAAATTAGAATTTTCAAATCTTTGTACATTATTAAATGTTACGTCAGGAGTATAAAATTGCATTAATTGATTAAATTGATAAACCATACTTCTTTTGTCTGAAGAAGCAATACTGTTAAATATTTCAGCTCTACCGTTATTTCTACCTCCAATACTACCAAATCCACTCATTCCTACATACTTAAAAGTCTCAGTCATTCTTGCATGACTAAAATTTATTGTAGTTATTAATAAAGTATTAGATGTTATTGATTGAATTATTCTTGATTGATCTGTTACTCCATTTACTATTATTTTATCTCCTATTGATAATTCAGATAAAAAACTTGTTCCAAATCCTGATACACTATTACTTCCTGCTGAAACAGAAACTGTTCCTGTTCCATTTAATCTTGATCCTGATTCAAAAGATGTTGTGATTCCTCCACCTTCAGATGGGTGAGGAGTATCTCTATCATCTACTCTAGCGTAATTAAACATTCCTTTTAACGGAGCAATAGAACCGTCAAATGATCTCATTAAAGAAGGTAATTTTGGTTCATTATTATATTTCTCTCTTTCAGCTATTTCAGATTCAGGAATATAATTTCCAAAAGTATCTATTCCTGTATTTCTTATAACGTAAGAACTATTTATTAAACCTTGACTTAAAATACTTCTATCATTAAGTGTTCTTTCAGCTCTAAGTAATTTAAAACCTACAGGTTTGTCATCATCATTTAAAAAATTACTTGATGTATTTAACCATACATAAAAATCAGAATTAAATTTAATTTTTAAATTAGCATAAAATCCACCTAAATTAGATTTTTCATTTTCTACATTTACTTTAAAATCAGTAATCCATTTAGGTAATGATATTTGACCTTTACGATTATAAAATTGAACACCTAATCTATATATTTCTCTATCTTTAAAAAATTTACCTTCAGATTGTTTTTTAGTAATTTCATCAGTAGCTACTCCTATTTCACTTCTAAATAATTCCCAACTTAAAAATTTACCAGTACCTCCAATAATATTACTATTATATTTATATTTATATACATCAAAATTTTTATTTAAACAGTTATGTTTTAAAGGTATAATAGAATAATCGTTAGATACTAATAATTGATTATTTCCAATAATAGTATCTGTTAAACTATCGTAAGTTAAAGAATCATAAATTGAAGTCGTTAAACTGTTTACAGGATATGAATATGTTCGTGTGTCAACACTTAAATCAAAAACTTTTTCTTGATAATTAGCACTGAATAATCTATTAAACTTTGTATTAATATGTTTAGGAATATATAAATTATTATTACCTAAAAAAGAAAATTCTTCTAAAGATAATGTATTGATTATATTACCTGTATCATAATGAGTTAATTCTGTAGAACCTTGTATATTTTTATCTAATATTAAACTTATTTGAGGTAATTCATTGTAAGTATATTTAACAGAATATAATCTTAAATTAGTATAATCTTGATCAATTATTGGTATTTTTACTACAGGGTATGTAGAAACAACTTCATTAACTTTACCTCCTCCGTTTTCACCATTATCTAAAGATACTAATTCACTTAAAGGACTTAATTTAGTAGATGCTCCGTTTATACGATATAATGTATATGCGTATTGAATCATTCCTGCAGTGTGTGTACCACCTTGTTCTTTAGTAATAATTTGAGGTTGACTAAATTTAAAATTACCTACAACATTAATTAAACTTGATTCTATATCAATTAATTCATCATTGTCACCGTTAAGTATTGAATGATGAATATTTATAAATCTCATTTGATTAACACCGTCTACCCAGTAAACTTTTTCAATATTATTATTTTCATAATTTATTAAAGCTTGTATTGGATTATTAATGTTAAAATTAAGATTTCGTAAATATAATAATGTAATTGAATATGTTTTAATATCTACTTTCCAAATACAGTCAAATCCATTATTATCTGTAGTAAATAATATTATATTTTTTTTACCTATTGTATTACCAATAATTAATTGTGTTGAAGGTTGTCCTGTACTATTATACGTATTATTAATATCATTTGTAGTATAACTTAAAACATTTGAACCAAATTGTCCGTATGTAATTCTTTTAGTTGTATAATTTATAACAGGTGTAGGTACAGTTAAAACTAACTTATTACCTTTATCATTTGTTACAGAATTAGAACTTTGAGAATCTGTTGACAATATTCTTATATTTTTACCTTCAAAATAAAATTGATTTGAAAATTTAGATTGACTTATATCTTGGTTCATACCATCATAAGTCATTACAACTGTTTTATTCATAATTAATGATATTTTTTAGTATATTCTTTTTGACCAAAGTTTTTATAAAAAGTATCATATGATTGATCTTGAATAATTATTCTATTTAAACCATTCATCATACTTTCTAATTGATCCATTCCTTGTATTTTAGTAGAAGTATCTGCTTGTCCTAAATACCAATCTCTTTGTTGACTTAAATATTGAAAAACTTTATCTTGTATTTTACCCATCATCCACAATGGTTCTACATATCTATGTAAAATAAAATATTCTAAACCATATTTAAAAGATTCATTATCTGGTACTAAAGGATATCCATGTTCATCAACGCTCAATGCTTTATATGAAATTTCAATAAATCCTTCTTTTTGAGAAGTAGTTATTACACAATTCTGTAAAGTGTAAGTATATTCTGTAGGATAATCATTGTTATCTTGAGAGTCATGATATAAATCAGTAGCATATCTCATAGCAATAGGATCTTGACAACCATCTATTCCTAAATAACGAATTCCTCTAACATTTATAATGTTTGTAGGAATTGATGTCTTATAGTTTTTAATTTCTAGTTTTTTAATTTCATCTATATATATTAGAGGAGTTCCTACTAATCTAATAAATTCTAAAGCAAATTCTGCTGCTTGTTCATATGTTAATTCTAAAGCTAGAGGATTTCTCATAACTTTCCATATGATATTTCCTAAACTTATTTGTAATCCATTTATCATTTTAATATAATTTAAAAGCGTTAAAATTTTCTTTATTTGGATCTAATATTCGTTTAGCAAGCATTCTTTGAAATGATCTACAAGCTTTAAAACGATATAGTTGTTTGTTTTTATATGTAAAACCAGTTTTTAATGCTTTTATTCTAAACACATATTTAGATGTGTGATTATTACTATATTTAATAATAATCTTCTTTTCTTTAGTTTCATTATCTGATTCCCACAATTCTTTAGTTGTTTTCCAATCAATAGGATTATTATTAACTAATTTACCATTTTCTATCTTAGGAACTTTTTTTATTTTTCTTACACAAAAAGTAAATTGTAACATTATAGGAGTAAACTCTAAATCCTTTTCAATTATTAATTCTACAATATTTTTATTAAATTCACTAATGATTTTATTAAAAAGTTTAGAATCAACAGCTTGTTTATTGTTTTTATTATAATATTTATAATAATCTCTTAATCCATAATCAACATTAATTTTACCTTCTGTACGTCTAATTATCATCTGTGTTATTATTTTTATCTTCAGGTATTTGTAATGTACCTAACAATGTTTTAACAATTTCTTCACGAATACTATCTATGTGATGTGATTGTAATGGATATTGAGTAATATCTTCATTAAAACACGTAGAAGGTTGTTCACATCCACAACAATTAAAATAGTTTTTTAAATCTAAAGGATTTTCAAAAATACCTGTAACTGTTATACATTCAATTAATTTTACAGCGTCATTTTCACTAAGTAAATAAATGTGCATATCATCATCTAAAAAAACATATACTGCTTGATTAAATGTAGAATATTTACTAAATATTGCACGTTGTTTTGTTACAAAATTAAAAGGTAATTCTATTCTATTAGTAGGCTTAATTGTTGTTAGTGCACTTTTTAAATGTAATTCTAAAGGTTTAGGAATAGCTTTTTTAGTACGCATTATTGTTTCACATTCTAAATCTAAACCACACTGATTAACATTTACTTCTTCTAACTCTAAACATAATGTTTGAAGTATTGAAGTATCAATTGTTTTTTGTAAATTATTTAAATCATTACGAAGATATTTACTTCGTTTAATTCCCCATAAATACATAATATATTTTGATGATATTTCACTATCATCTGTGTACTGACGTAAAGCTTCTCTAACGTCGTATTCAAGTTCTCTAATTGTTGCCATGTATGGATATTAAAAAAGCCGCCCTTTCGGAACGGCTTGAGTTTGTTATTTATTTATCTCTAAAAATTTCTTATAGTTTGTATCACTCATTTCAAAAGCTCTATTAGTATCGAGATCTATCATTATATGTTTAATAGTTCCTGAGTTTGTAGTAATAGTTTTAAAATGTTCAATATTAAAAGTACCTGTAATAGGAGATGTTTGTTTTACTTGACCGTTTAAAACACCTGCATGAATTCTAGGATTATCTAAATATTGTAATTCGTTATAAACTTTTTCTAATTGTCTAACATCTTCATCACAATAATCTAACATGTCCTTTAATGCTTCTCTGTCATTTTTCATTACTACTTTATCCCATAAATCAGGAGTAGTTTGTATTTTACCTTCAAATCCTAAAAATTTAGAAATATAATCTAATCTATTTGAATTTAAATAAAGTTTTGATTTAGCTACTTTTAAAGTATCAAATTGTTTATAATTAGGTAATGTTGGAATTCTGTGATATAATGCTCTAGTCTTAAACCATTTAATATCAAAATTATCTCCATTATGTGCTACAATTAAATCAGCTTCATTTAATACTTCTACAAATTGTTCAATTAGGAATTTATCACATTGATTTTTATCCCAAGTTAAATTATAAACAGTATCTTCACCTAACCACTTATATGACACACATATAATGGCACGTTCTTTTAATATTTGATTTGTATTAATATTTTGTTTAAAACCTGCTCTCCAAAACCATCCTACATTAGGTGATGTTTCTAAATCATAGATAAGAATTTTACCTAGTGATTTTTGTTTTTCAAAAGTTTCTAAGCTTCTAGTTTCTCTTAATGCAATTTTACATTGATTTGTAGTAACATTAAATCCTTTTTTAACTAAATGATCTCTTAATCGCTTAAAACCTTCTTTTTTATAACCAGGTTTATTTATTAAAAATTCCTTAATTTCTTCCAACTTCATACTATATGTTTTATAATTAATACAAAGATAATACAAATAATTGAGAAATCCAAATTTTTTACCAATTATTTTATATCTTTTTTTAATTATTTTTAAACAATTCTTTTAAATTTAAAAATATTGATTTTTTATAAATAAAATTATTGGAATTAAAATTGTTGCAAAAATGTCAAGTATATCAACTTTTCCACCTTTATACTTATCATATATTTCAACTCCCACAGCTAAGACAAAAGTTAAGAATAAGGATAGTTCTGAACTAAAAAAGAAATTCAGAACTAAATAAAACAAAGTGCCGTAAAAAGCATGTGCAAATTTATCAGCGTGTTTTTGTTTTTTGATAAAAGTTGGTAAAATATTAAATAGTTTCTTCTTCATAAGGCGTATATTCAATTCGTTCTAATTGTTCAAGTTCAGAGTGAATTTCTGAAAAGTTTTGGTCGTTCAAAACTTCCAAACCTACTATCCATCTATCTGAACCATCTTTCACAAATAAGAGTTCGCTTGACTTATATTGATAACCATTTAAGGTATTATATTGTTCTGTGTTTGGGTGTAATACTATCATATTATAAAGAATTTATATAAGTGTTATAGGCATTGACAAAAGCAGTATTTTCAGAAACTAAAGAACATCCCATAGCGTACATAGATATTTTACTATTTGAATAAGCAGAACTACTTCTTAAAATTAACTGACTAGTAGATGTGATTGAGGTTGAATTTGCAGTTCTACTTTCTTTAATTGTATCATTGAATAATTCAACATTTGTAGAGCTTGTCCGATGTATGGATTTCATACCTTTAGTTGATGTATAATTAAAAGCACTATTTAACCCATTACCATCTTGATTAATAGTTTGTAAAGCAGAGTTTCCTATCGAAATCCTATTTCTTCCAAAAGCTGGAGTTCCATCAAGAATGTTACTACCATTAAACAAGAAAATATATCTACTTGCATTATTTAACGCATAATTATTAGTTCCTATTTGTGGATTAAAATTCGTGCTTAAATAACTACTCGTTCCATTTCCTGTGAATCCTTCATTTATTGTAAAAGTTGCACTGTTGATATTTGTATATTGCGTTAATCTTTTCCAATCTATTAAAGCAAAATTAATACTTCCATCAGTTGCAAAATTTGCAAATGTGTCAAGTTTACTCCAAACTCCAGCAGTTTTTAAACTACTTAATAAAGTATTTTGTTTTATTTGATGGTTTATACTTGGTAAAGTATAACCTTGTGTTGTAGCATAGTCTAAAATAGCTTGATAGTCAGCATCGAAAGAAACACTACCAACAAAATTATTTTTATGTAAACCTATTCCAAGTCCTAACATAATTTATCCTTTATAAGCTATTACTTTTCCGCTTGCTACTTGTAAATTAACAAAACGCCCATATATAACAGTTCCAGCAGTTAACGCTAAAGAAGTTATTGAATTATCACCATCTGTGTCAGAATAAGAATTAATATCACAAGATATAATACTGTCTTCTATTGCTTGAATAGCAACAAAACCTTCTCCGACATTAGCGTTAGTAGTTAAAACTCTTAATCCAAATTGACCAAATTGTACGTTATCTACATTTGATTTTTCAAAATAATTTTTATTCATTTTATGTTTTTTTAATTGTTATTTTTTTATAGTAAAAATATTTTTAATATATATTACACTTATATCTTTGTTAGTATTATATTCAAATAAGAGTATATCTTTTTTCTTATTTTGAAAGCCTATATTTAAACCAGGATATGTTTTTAATGTATTTATATTACTTTGTAAAGAAAGTCCTCCTAATAAGTTAAAAACAGGTTGTTTAATTTTAAGTGTATCTGATTTAACTTCATAGTCAAATTTAATACTATCTAAAGTACCTGTTGTTAAAGCAATATAACTAAACTTAATATGTTTATTTTCTAAAGTGTCAACATAAGTTCTTTTTTGAATTGCTTCTAAATATAATTTTAACTTTTCATTTTCAGATAAAGTATTTAAATATTTTTGTTCTAATTCTTTATTAACTGGATTCTCTATTTCAATAGTATCTCCATCTTTAGTTATAAATAAATAATTAGTTTTATCTATTTCTACAGGTTTATAATAATCAAAACCTCCTATTTTAGGTTCAGTTATAATTACATTTGGATCATTTTTAATTATATCTTCTTGACAACTACGTTGTAGGAAAAGTAAAATTACTAATCCTACAACTAATATTTGCCAAAAATATTTTTTAATTAAATTCATAATTAAATATTTGTATTAATAATTTTATATTAAATGTTTATATATTTATAAGTGTAACCATTTATTGTTTCTGATGTAAAATCACCTTTATCTATTTTAGCTTTCATTTTTTGCCACGATAAACCAAAATCTCGTTGAAAATGAGGTAAATCCCATTTTTTACCATCGGTTATAAAACCATTAGTATATCCTCCAGATGTAAATACTTTAGTTACTTCTAACCAATCTGATATTCCATCTTTATCACCATCTCTTTTAGTATCCCATGAAACTTCTTCAAATTTACCATCACTATCTTTATCATACATAAGTACAATATCAAATGCTAATCCATAATTATGAATTGATTGACCACCTTTAGCATTAGTTACCTTAGGTCGCTTTTTAAATAATTCATCTTGTTCTTCATGTGTTCTAAAAGTATAAGATAATCTTAATCTAACTCCTTTACCTAATTCTAAATTATTAGCTTTAGTATATAATTCTAAAACTTCTTTTCTAATTTTAGGATGAAGTGTTTTAATCCTCTCCAGACTTATCTGATCCATTTTTTCTATCTTTAAATTTTTGATGTAATTCAATTATTTTATAAATTGTATATATAATTGATATAAACAGAGCAATTGGTTTAAGTATTGTTTCAATATTAGTAAAAGCAAAAGCAATTACTATAAAATTTATTATAGTTAGTTTAAATTCGTGTATCATTGTTTTATCCATTGTGTTTTAATCTTTCAACAATATTTGTAAATCCTTCAATAGAAACATATGCTGTGGCTAATATAACCCAATTAGTATCTGTAACATGTCCTGTAAATAAACCTACAGATGCTATTACAAATGCTAATAATTTTCTACTCATTAATTTTCCTAGATAAAAATCTATTTTTTCTTTTCTGCTCATTTTTTAAATATTTTTAAAGTGAAAATGTGTTGTTACGTTTACTTCCGCTGTTCCATCTAAGCTTTTTAGAAAATATGTAACAACATAACCATCAGGAATTGTAACGTCAATTGGAGTTATTGTATAAAAAGAAGTTATATCACCACTTGCTTTTGTTACACTATATTCTCCTAAATTTATTTCATTTATTGTAGATGTATTTGTACTAGAAGAATTCACTCTTTGACAAGCTACAACCATTATTGTATAATTAGTTGTCGTAGTTCCTCCACTTGAAATATCTAAATAAATCTTATCTAATTTTTTATTACCGTTTGCTACGTAAAAGAAACTAGAATTACTTCTATTTGCTTGAGATAAACTAGCATAATCAGAAGTTCCTACCATTTGAGTAACCATTATCATGTCGTTAAATCCAGAATAATCTCCACGAGATCTATAATAAACATTAGCATTTGTTAAAGTCCATCTATTTTGTAAATAAACAATTTCTTTTATTTGTGTTGCTGGGATAACTGGTTGATTTATTAAATCATTATAATCTCCTGAAAATGCTACAGTGGCAAAATCCCCTTCTTTAGTATATCTTCCAATCCAATCTCCATTAGCAACTTCAGTTAAAAAATCTGAACTACTAAATAAACCAACTATAGAATCATTAAGAATCCATAGTTGGTTATTATATATTACAGTAGTTGATTTAGGATATACGCCAGGTCTCCAAGGTTTTGCATAATCTTCATTATTAATTTGTACTGACATATTTTATTTATTTTAAGCAGGTAATACAATATCTCTAACCCATCCTGATGTAGAAGGATAAGCTACTCCTCCTGTTTTTATATACGCTGCAAATAACGGAACTCCTGCTGAAATTGCTGCAGCTCTATCATTAAATCTTCTAATACTCTCTATTATATTAGCTCCAATTATATTTATAGCTGAAACATTATTTGAATTAGTTAAATCTACTTTTGTAAAATCTAAAGTTCCTGATTCAAAATTATTATGGTTAAATGTAACAGCCCATAAGTTAGTAGATTCAAATATATTTGTAACAGAAAGTAATACTCCACTTTGGGAATCTATAAGAACGAAGTAAACAATGTTATTATTTGTCTTATTAAATAAATTTGTTATAGTGTTTTGTACTTCTAATGTTGGTGAATTTCCAACAAAACCTGGAGTAAATCCTCCTGTAGGTGTGAATACAAACCCATCAGTACGTGCTCCTGTTATTGCAATATAACTACCTTCAAAAAATCTTACTTGTCCTCCTAAATGTACGAAAGCTTTTAAAGCAGTGTTTATTGTAATTGAAGATATACCACTAACTAATGTTCCGTAAACATATATTCTTGAATTTCCTCCTATTTTATAAACACCTTGATAATCTGAACGTACCGTACATTCTATTGAAAAAGTTACATTTCCATCATTATTATTACCTGTACTTAATATATCTGAATTTAAAGCGTATTTTGTAATATTATTATTTGGAAAATATAATAAACCTTTTCCTTTTAATAAAATTATTTTTGATTGAGAATAATTAGATGTTGCTATGTTTGAACCTGAATTATTTAAACCATCTCCATTTGAAGTTATTGAATATCCTTCATTTATAGTTATTGTAACTGAGTGTTTATTTCCATTAAAATATAAAGCATTGTCCATATCTATTAAATAACTAGGGGCTGTATGATTTATATTTGCATTTACTTCTAAATTAAGTTCTTCATAACTAAAATTACCTCCAAAATTATATTGTGTAGTATTGTCTTGTACTATTATCTTTTGACCTGCTTTTTCAGGTAACAATCTTGTTCCTGAACCAACATAACTATAAATAGCATCACCATCTAAAGCGTTTTTAATTGCAGTATCTGCTGTTATAGTTGCAGCTCCTCCTAATAATGGATAAGTAATAGAGTTTGTAAAAGGTTGTGCTAAACTACCTTTTCCTATAAATACAAATCCTAATATAGCGGTACCTCCATTTTGTTCTTTATTTTCAGTTAACCATTCATTATATGTAGGTACATATAAACTATTTATATATAATGCTGGAATACTTGCAGTAGAAGGTGTTTCAATTCTAACTTCATCATTTGTAGAAGTAATAGTTAAATTATCTGAAACTAATTTTTTTATTCTTACAGTAATATCGTTTGTATTTTCTTGAACATCTCTTACAAAAGATTCTCCATTGCTTGATTGACTATCTATAATAACAGTTTTTATTTCATGTTTATTAGTAGTACTGTTAAATCCTTTATAAACTTCAGCTCCTGTTCCAACATTTTCAATTTTTATTAAATCTTGAAGTGTATCTGTTGTTACATATTCTTTTAAAAAGAAATTATATTTTTTACCTGAATAATTAATATCATATACTGTAGGAAGACCTGTAGGATATGTAAAATCTAAAGGAACTAATCCTGTATTTTCTTCACCAATTTGTACTTCTCTCCATACATATATTGATTTTTCAGCTAAACATAATACTTCTAATTGATCGTGATATGTAAATGCTAAATTATTATCAACTCCTAAATATGCTAAAGTAGCTTCATCTTTAGAAAACTCTTTAACGTTTAAAGGAATTTGTGTAGTTATTTTTAAACCCGTAGGTATATTTGTATAATCCATTATTGTTTGATTATTTTAAATTTCATTATTCCGTGACTATATGTATTATCTGATATAAATAAAGTTGCATTTAATTCAGGTATTAATTGAATATTAAAAGTATGAGTCACATTGTTATCTAATCCGTCTTTAACTATATAATCAGTAGTATTAGATTCTAAAGCTAAAAATACAATTTTACCTATTTTAGTATAATCTATATTTTTACCTAGTTCAAAGTTTTCATATGTATCTGAAGGTATATTTACTAAATAATTAGTATCATCAACTAATTCTGTTATTTGGGAATTATTTAATGTATAAACTTCTTGCCAATATAATATAGATTGATTTTTAATTACTGTATTACAATCTGTATTTTCAGCTTGTTCAAATTTAGGTTTAGGAGTTGTTTGATATTTTTTAATAACTTTTGGAGGACAAATATTTTCTGAGTAAAATGATAATTTATTATAATAATCAATTAATTGATTATTTTCATCATTTGTCAATTCAAGTTTATTTAATAGTTTATAAATTATATTTAAATAATATATATCTATAATTTCTAACTTTCCAATAAGCTGTGCTCTTTTATATATTTTTTCAATCGAACCAATTAATACTCCTAAATGATTTTTAATTGTTATTTCAATCATAATTAATTTTGTTTAAATTTACTACAAGAGCTACATTCTACAGTTTCACAATTATTACATTTTTTAATAGAACAGAATTTTTTTAATTTATTAATTAAACTAATTGCTTGTAAGTAATATCCTTCTTCAATTGATTTTTCAACAATATCTAATGTTAATCCTATAGACAATACTAAATCATCTATAAAAGGATTTGTACAATTAGTGCAAGGATTCTTTTGATGTTCAAAAAATCTATTTAATAAACATTTATAATAAGGTGATAAATTGTAAGTGATACCTAAAGCAGGGTCTAAAAATTGACCACAATTATCAAGAGGTACATAGTCACTTTGTATTTCAATAAACCAAATATCGTCAAAAGATGAAATTTGTAATTCTTCAGCAGTAACAATAAATGATTCTATATTTGTAAGTTGTTCTAATTTATAATCTAAATTTATTGCTTTTGTGTAATCTTTAAATGTATTCATATTCCACAATAAAATAGAAGTAATTAGTGAACCTGTTTCTGTTTGAACATTGATCGCTAACTGTGAACCATTTTCTTGTATTTCTAAATTATTTACGGTTATCATATTTTTTTAAATAAAAAAAGGGAGCGAGTTTTTCACTCAACTCCCTTTGTAGGTTAATTTTAATTTTATTAAACAACTGGTAAATTAGCAGGTACTGTTGCTAATGTACCTACAGCCGTTCTAATATTAGCTAATACTGAATTAGTAGCAGCATTATTTGCTAAAGTATCAGTAACTTTATCAACTAAAATAGTTAATACTTTATATTGTCTTTCAACAGAAGTTTCATTACGTGGTGCAAAATATTTAATTTGAATCACATTATATAAACCATCTTTTGAAGTATAATAAGGTGTACGATCTCCAAAATCTGCAGGATAACCTAACAATCTATTTGGATCATATTTATAACCTTTTACAAACCATTCAAAGTTTGTAGCAAATTTACCTGTACCTTGACCAACATAACCGTCAGTAACAGTTGTTTCAGTAAGTAAATTTAAATTTGCATTGTAACCGTTTTCAACATTGTTAAAAACTTTACCTCTAACTGTAAAATTAAATTTACGTCCTTCAATTTTACCAGGACGATTTTCTTGATATTTCTCAGTAATTAAAATACCAGTACCGTTTGCAACAACTGTAAATTCAGAATTTCCTCTACGCTCTAAATTTTTATTAATAGAAGCGATAATTCCATCTCTAACAGTAGTAGCAGTATCAGAACCTAATACTTCACCTGTTACATAATATCCTTGAATGAATTGAAAGTTTTCAGGAGATAACATATCTTCTAATCTGATTTCAACTTCATAAGTTCTTTGAGCAGCAATTACACCACTACCTGTAAATCCATCAACTTTTACTGATTTTAAAACTTCAGGAGCATATTCTGCAACTGTAATCTTATCAATATATCTAGGATCAATTCTATCTGAAAATTCAAAATTCAGATTTTTACCAGCATCTCCGCTAGTTTTTTGTAAAAAATAAAAAGGTTTACCTGCTGCGACATTTCCTCCGTCTACAGATAACGCTTTAACTTCTTTATCACTTGCCGTAGCAATAAATGTTGCAACTGTAGTTTCTGTCGCAACAGCATTACCTACAATTAACTCACCCACTTGATTAGGTCCGTACATAATTTAAAATAGTTTTAATTTATAAATAATTTAATTACTCGTTTCTTTGATCTAATTGAATTTTACTTTCAAGATTTTGTGGTTTATAATCTCTTAATGCTAATTCAACAGCTCTGTCTAATATTTCTCTATGAATAGATTCACTTAATTCACATTGTAATTCTTCAGTAAATCCATCTATTGATAAATTTTCATTTGGAAATATGACATCAAGATCTTTTAAGATAATAGGTTTTGGATATTTAATATATCTCATATGATATTCTGAAATATCGTATGGTGAAATAATTTCAACAATTTGATCATTATTGTATTTAGCAATATCTAATCTCCAAAGAACATCTTCATCAGGTTTCTTAAAAGGATTCAATCGTTGAATATTATATTCATCATGTGTTATAACTTTAATGTTTGCTATATTATTATTAATACAACTATTAGTTGATGATAATTTAGCACTTTCTTGAATAATTAAAAAAGTATTATTTGGTATTGTAAAAAACTTAGAATTAGTATCGATTCCACTATTTAAAGATAGTGTTGTATTGTTTTTAAAATTAACAATAAGTTCTTTTAAATCTACTCTTCTTTTTTCAGTTGACTCAAAACCTTTTTGTTTACGATTACTTAAAGAATCATAATAGTTTTTAACTATTTCTAATTGTGCTTTTGTAAAAAAAACTGATTTTTCATAATCATCTATATTAGGAGCAGATTGTCCAGCAATACTATTATAATGAATATCAAACTCATTACTCATTTCTAAGTTTGTCATATTTATTTCTCTTTATTAATCTTTGCTTCAATAATATCTCGAACTTCTTGATTTTTAACATTGTCTAAATATGAAACAGCATTATCAAAAGTTGGAATTTCTCCTGAATTACATAAATCTAATCCGTCTACTGTTGAATACTTGTTTGATTTTTTAACAATTACTCCTTTATCAATACCTTCGTTAATTAACATTTTAGTATGAAAAGATTTATCATTTACAATGTTTACAAAAGATAATGGTTTAGAATCAATAATTTCTTCAATTTTAGTTTGTAACCATCTTAAACTAGAATCGTTACTTATTGGCTTATTTGTTAACAATTTATAAACTCCTAAAAGTTTTTCTTTATCATCTTCAATTTTACCATATAATTTAAATGCTTCTTTCTTAGAATCAAATTTCTTTTTATCTTCAAGCATTTCTTCATCACCTCTTGTGATAGCAAATTGATAAGTTTGTTTTTGATTTCTTACAGCCCATGAAGGCGAAATATCTTCTTTAGTTAAACTTTCTAAAATTTTAATTGAAATATAATCCATGGGATTACTCAAATCAAATCTATTATTTGCATCTTCTTTTTGTAATGTTACAAAAAACGTTTGCCAAAATTCTCCATAAACAGATAAATTTAAACCTGTTGCAGATTCTAAATATTCTTTTTCTTCATTAGTAAGAACATTTTTAATAGAACCATTTCTTTGAATTGGTGCTGAAAATTTACGAACTGCATTTGTAAGCATTCCTCCTGAAATAACATGGTTTTTGTCAACGTTAGCTGCCATACCTGTATTTCTATTTATATATTTAACTACCACAATTTCGTCAGGTAGTGTAAAAGTATTTTTTAACTCTTTAACATCTTCTTTCATCTCTTCTTCCTTTTAAGATTATTTTAAAAAAGGGAGTTTTTAAAGAACTCCCAATTAAAACTTTTATTATTTTATAGTGCACCTCTACAGCAGATTGTGTAGAGAGGCACTTAACCAATTATTATTAGTCAATAATTGATGGTTTTAATGTTGCAGTACGAGAAGGGTCTTTAACCATTGCTCCGTAACCTTCACATAATGCTGTCATAGTAGCACTATCTTCCATTAATTGCATTTCACCACCTCTACGTCCAGTAAAAGGATTACGAATACCAGCAATATAACCACGTAATTCATCAGAACCTTTAACTTTAACTTTTTGAATGTTTGGCTCTTCCATAGATCCAATATATAAAATATCATATCTATAAGATTCTGCTACTCCACCATCTGGGTGTAATACTTTATTACGAACTTTATCATCATACATTGGATCAACTTCTAACATAACATGAATGTTGTTAGGAGCTTTCCATTCAGTGAATTGGAATCCTGCAACAAATGCATTACTATGGAATTTTGAAGTTGTTTGTTTGATAGCATTTTGGTTTGTATTATCAAATCCAATTGCTGACCAACCTGACGCTAATTGTGTTACAGCTCTGTGGAACTGAGCAGCTCCTCTTTCACCTGTACGTAACATGAATTTTCTTTCTGTCCAATCTAATTTACCTTCTGATAATTCAGATAATAAATCTTCTAATAGACGAATAGAGAATTTGTTATAAGTAGTAGTGTTAGACACTTCCATTTGTTCTCTAATTCCAGAACCTGCTTTAATTTCAATATTAGCATTACCTTTATTCAAGAAACGACCATTTTCATCACGGTTAGTTTTTCCAAACATAACAGTTCTTGATTTAATTCTTGATAAAGCTTTTTCAAATTGCCAATATACTTCTTGCATCCAAGTTACAGATTTGTGTACTTTTCCTGTATTAGGATCTCTAGTTTCAATTCCTGCAAAATAAACTGGTTCAACTTTACAGTCAATCATTTTACCTGAAACTTTATGTTCCATACGAATTGAAGTAACTGAATTTCTCATTAAGTAAGGAGAAGTAAATTGAATACCTGCACCTTGAATTGACAACTCATCTTCTACAGGAGCACCCTCGATAGAGAATTTCATTCCTGGTAAAAGTTCATCACCTGGAATACCAGCTAACGATTCTTGACCACCCCATACTTCACAAGTATAAACGTAATGTTGTCCTTCTTCATAAGGCTCTTCAAGAATTCTCATTTGATATACGTCTGGTCTATGACCTGCAATCAAATGCATTTTAGTGAACCATTTTTCAGCAAATACTAATTCAAAAGTAGCTCTTGCTGCACCTACACCTACAGTAGCATCTGTAACAACAGAACCATTGTATCTTGCTTCAACAAGTGGAATGTTTCTTTCATCAGAACCAACTACTTTCCAAACGAAATCGTCAGAAGTAGGTAATACCTTTTCAGGGAACAAAGATAAAGTTGTATCTAAGTTTTTCATTCCTGAATTTTGTAACAACACAGTTGTTAAAGGTGAGATTAATTGTGGTTGACTTCCGAAAATAGCACCAATGTGGTTTTTAAGTGTCATACCTGACCAAGCTTTACCTTTGGTCATTACAAATTTTCCTAAACTCATAGTTTTATAATTATTTTAATTGTGTACTTATTATAAATTCAACACTGAACCGATGTTATCGTAACTGTTTGAATCTTGTGCCCATAGTGGAGTACCACCATCAACAATAGTTGTTTTCTTAGCTGCTTTTTCTAATTCTTTAATTGCATTAGATTTAGCAGGTGTTATTAATTTTGAGTAATCTTTAAATCCATCTGTAAGCTCATAAAATGCATACATACGTGATTCAAATTCTAAAGGATTAGCTCTACGATCTCTCATAAATTTATTTTCAAAATGTCCTTCAGGTGATTTACCTACAACTTCATTAATTGATTTATAAACTTTTTCTTGAAAAGCTTTAGTTGGTTTAAAACCACTAATTAAATCTTTTTTCTCAAAAATAATTTTTTTAAGATTTTCATCTAATTCTTTTTGTTGCTTTTCTTGTTCTTGTAATTGAACTTTATATTGTTCTTTTTGATATTCAATTTGACGTGTTTCAAATTCTTTTAAAGAACTTAATGAATCAGCAGCATCTTCTAAAATTGCATCTTCACCTAAATCAATTAAACGATTTAACAATTTCGTCGCTTTAGCTTCACCTATACCTTGATTAACGTAATCTTGATATATTAATTGTTTTGCTAATTCTAAATTATCTGATAAAGAATTTTCATCAATAGAACTATATTCTGCAATCCTTTGTTTACTTTGTGCAACAGCATTAATGTCAATATTTGCTAAATATTCATTTAATTTTAAATCAGCTTGTATTTCTGATTCTTTTTTAAATGCTTCAACAAAGTCATCTACTGTTTCAATTTTTGTGTTTTCGATGTCCAACGAAGGTAGTAATCCTTGTTCTGATAAGACTGTAGCTAGCGAAGAATAAATAGTGGAAGAAGAACTAGCGTCTTCATCATCATCACTACCTTCATTTGAATCATCTTCTTCATCACTTACTTCCCCTGGATTATCATCATCCTCAGTGACATCATTAATATCGTTATTATTATTTTCTAAATCTTGTGGGTCAATGTCGTCTTCAAATGTTGGAATATCACCTTCAAAGTTTAATTCCAAATTATCAAACATACCCATTTCTAAATTATCTTCTTCCATTCTAATTTATTTTAAGGTTATTTATAAAGTTTGCAAATATAATACATTTTGAATTAAATTCCAAAGATTAATTGATTTAATTAACCTTTGGAAAAAAATTCTAATAGCATTTAGTTGCTTGTTTTCTTTTTAATTCTAGCAATAGATTGATCAACTTTCTTAGCATCCATTTGATCTTTATGTTTTTTCATATCGTTATCTAAAGCTTTCATTTTAGTAATATAATCTTTTCTTTTTGTTTCAACATCTAAATTAAACTTTTCTCTATCTAAAGGATTTTCAATACCATCATCACCTACTTCAGGTTGTACAGATAGTTCTAATTCTTTAAGATAAACTTTAGTTTCATTATCTCGTTGATTTATTAAATCTTTTAACTCACGTTCTGCTACAATGTTTTCTTGTTGCATTTGCATTTGTTCACGAGCTATTTTATTTTGTTCATCTGCAGATGCAGATTGACGTTGAGACATTTCTTCTTCAGCAGTTTCTAATTTACGACGCATATCCATTAATGAAGGACTAAAATAAATATCCATGATTGTAGACATTGAACCTCCGTTTTGAATAAACGCTTGTGCATATTGTTTAATAGCTTGTTCGAGTTCAAGTGTTTTAGGTGTATTGGTTACAAGAATACCATAATCAGATTCTGCAAATTCCTCACCTTCCATGTTTAGAATTTCAATAGTTTGATCATCTAATATATATTGAATTTTTTTATTTTCAATACCTCTTAATGCAACTTTAGCTGTTTCAAGAAATGCTTCTAACACTCTTATTTTTAACGATTCATGTAACATAAACCAATATTCAGTAATGTGACTTGATTGATTTACAGAACGTTCTACACCACCAACAGTTTCTCTATTTGAAATTTGTCCTTGACGTTGTTGAGATACTCCACATATTTCACCCATTTCCATTTTAACAAATTCAAGTAATTGAATATGTTGTTGAATGTATGCTCCAGTTTCCATATCAATAGATCGTCCACCCATAGCATTCATACCACCAGCAAGTTTACCAGTAGCAGCACCATGATTACCTTCTTTAAAAGAATCAATTACAGCAATTTTGTTTACTACTGCAAAATGCATCCATTTTTCAATTTCCCAACCTGCAGGAACTTTAGCTAAATCTAATTCAAGTATTTTACCATAATTTGTAGAAATAGCTTTATTTAATCTATCCCACAATGCATCATACATATATTGATAGTTTTTAGCTCTATCCATTAATGATACGGCTCTACCTTGATTAGTATTGTAAACTTGTCCTATAATACCTAAATGTCCTTTTGAAGGATTGTTTGCTTTTACATATTGAACAGGAAGAGGTCTCATTTTAAGATAAATATCTTTACCTAATTTAATTCCTTCCCATCCTTCGTTAATCCAAAAGTCAGTAGATTCTTCACCTAATGTTTTTTCAGGAATATATTCTTCAGATTCAAAACGATATTGAACTTGACCATATTCATCATAAAACTTTATTTTTTTAACTTTACGTAATGATTTCCATCTTACTCTTAGTTCTCTAATGTTACCATTAATATCTGTATAATTTTTACCAAATACATGACCATTAACTTCTGCTAAATCTAAAAGACTTTCATACATTCCAATATTCTCAGTAGAATCTCTAAATAATGTATGATTATCTGTATCTTCAGAATAAGCACCTTTTGATGAGTTTGTACTATAATGTAAAAGAGTATCAATTTCTTCAGATTTTAATTCATCATAATACTCATCTATTAATTGATTAGGAGACTTATAATCTTCTATAATAACAATTGAAGCATCTTCTAATCTATCAGAATTACCTGAACGTACAGCGTGAACTTTTAAAGGATTCAATTTAGTTAATACTGGTTCATCATGACTAATGTCTACTAAGTAAACTTCTTCAGCCATAATTAAAGCGTCTTTAAATCCTTTATTAAATTTTTCAGCCATGTTTTGTTCTTGCCAATAATATTTCAATATTTGATTAGCCATCTTCTCACGAAGATCTTGCCAACTATATTTCATATATTTACCAAGTTCCTCCATTTTAGTTTTTAATTCATCGTCAGAATAATTAGCTTCTAAAAATTCTGTAAGACGTTGCATTAAAAAAGCTTTTTTATCTTCTTCTTTTTTTGTAATAGCATCACTGTTTACAACAACAGCAGACCAATCAAATCTTCTTTTAATTTCTTCACCACAAAGTAAATCAATTTTAGGAACTACAATTGGATGATGAGGTATGTTATCAGGTACATATGATGCATCAAGTTGATTTGGATTAACAACATTTGTTAAATCTCTCACATCAACAATTCCATTATAAAGATTTAAATTTATAATTTTATTTTTTAATGTTTGACGTACTTCTGAATTATAATAAAAAGAATGTCTGTCTGCAAAATCTAAATTGTCTTTACGCCAATCTTTATTTTTTTGTTTATACGGAAGTTTCTGTCTAGGTTGCTGTATGTTGTTTATACGATTCATATGTTATAATTTTATTAAACTTTGCAATATACAAAATTTTAATAAGAATTCAAAACAAAAATAAACATTTAATACTTTATTTTCATTTCGTCAATAGCTTTTGATTTATTGTAATTCTTGTTAAAAAAATTATCATTAGACAAAGTATCTAATTTTTTATCTTGATTTTTTATTGCACTTTGTGTTCTTTTATATCTATCTTCACGTAATATCATTAACATAATACCTGCAGATACACGGTCAAAGTTACCGTCAGCATTCCATTTAATACATTCTTCAATATAAGGAATACTTCTTAATGTGTGAAGATTTAATTTATTTTCATCTTCTCCATGTGCTTTAGTTAACATCCAGTCAGCTTGAAGTACTCTACCCCACTTATTTACACGAGCATTTGCTAAAGTACCTTTTGCTTTATTACCATAAAGATTAGTTCCTTTTACAAATTCCATATCTTTTAATATTTGAGGTACGTCACACAATCTATGTAAAGAGTTACGTTTATCAAAATAACTAAATAAACCTTTTAAGTTACTTTCATAATTTGCTTCAGCATTATAAAATTCTAAAATACGTAAAGCTAACTCATAAGCTTCTTCAGCAAGTTTAGGTCTACCAGTATATTCAGCTACAATTCTATCTGTAAAAGTGTCCATAACTAATATACTAAATAAAGATGTTCCTGCATCTGCGTCAATAGGGTCAATTCCTGCAATATATCTACTGCGAGGTATTTCACCATTAGCATTTTCTTTAGGCATTTCAAATATCTCTAAACATCCTTCACGATTAGCTGTATCTTTATCATAACTTCTAATAGGATATTTATCTGAATTAAGTCTCCATTTTAATTTACCATCTTGACCTCTTATTAATTCACCTACATAATGTTCAGCTAAAAATGTATCTCTTTGCATCATTACAGATTCTAAATAATCTTTTAAGTCTGCAACAGGAAATACTGTACCCTCTGTACGCATGATTGCTTCTTGAGGCGTAATTGGTTCTTCAGCTTTCTTTTGTGTAATTGCATTTGGATCTGTAGAACTATACTTAATATTAAATCTTGATTTAAGAATTTCAATTAAAGATTTAATTACATCTGGTTCTCCATTTGTTTCATCGTAACATCCATTACGATTTAAATAACCTCCCCAAAAGAATCCACATAATGAATCACCTGTAGCATTTTTATCATAGACATTTGGAATACCATATATGTTGTATGCACCTGGACTATAGAATAGTTTTTCAGAACCTTCGAACGAAGCTCCTTCAGTACCACCTGTTCCACCTGCAAGCATATATCCAAATCCTACATCTCCATCTTCCACCGCTTTTAAATTTACGTTCCATGCTTTTTCAAGATTAGGAAATAAACCATCTTCTTCATAATGAATAAGTGGTCCACGAATACCCCTTGCTTTCTCAGGTGCATCTTTAAGTGATATACCATATACTGAAGACATAATACCTTTACGTGTACCATACTCATCTTTAAATCCTAATTGAATATACATGTTTCTAGTATCATCTACTAGGCGCATTTTAGGTAACGGTGTTGTTTCAGCAATCCAGTCTAAAGTATCAAGTACTTTACCCCATATACCTTTATCTCCTGATAAGAATGTTTTTTCAGAAGCTAAGTGAAAATTAGGGTTACCTGATCCTGGTAGTGTGTACATATTACATGGTGAAATACTTCCCATCTTAAAACTAAATCCAACTCCACGAGTTTTTAATAATTTACCATGTTGTCCACGTTGTCTACCTTGTTCCATGTAGTGATAAAATAAATAATCACCTAACCATGGTTTAGGGAACTTTCTTCTACGTTCACCTTTCTTTTTACCGTCTTTAGTAATACCTACTGTTTCTACTAACCATATTGGACTATAATTCCAATAAAAATATAATTGTCCTGGAATCCATTCTCCATCAGATTCACGTACAAAACCGTTTTTCCAACGACGAAGTTCTTCTTTCCAAAATAAAGCATAATCTGATTTAGGATTAGGATTAGGATGAAGTAATGTATATTTACCATGTTTTTCAAAAAACAAAGCACGTTCTCTAAAGTAATCCATGTTTTCAAGTATGTGAGGATTATCTACACTTACTTTAATCCTACCGTCATCATATTCTTCATCTTTAGATCTATCTTTTGCAAAACCTCTAATTTCTTCAGGAGCAATTAATCGTTTAATAAATTCAATAGAATTAATATATTCTAATAAATCTAACCAAACTTCTTTATGTAAAGAATTTTTAAGTTCTTCAGTTAAAGGAGTTTGGTATTTATTAAAATTATATAATCCATTTAATTCTTCCATTCTATTTCATTTAATACAATAGCATCAGTACTAAGTATTGTTTTAGCTACAGATACTGCGTTTTCTAAAGCTGTTCTTGTAACTTTAAGTGGATCTATAATATTTTCTTTAAACATGTTTTTTCCAATATCTAAACATCGAATATCACCAATCAGTTCTTTTGGAAATATTGTCACATAAGGATTTGTTAAAGATATTAATAATTCATTTTCTAAACAATCATCATCTCTTAATAATTTAATAATTGTTTTAAATAAAGCAACACCACCACCTTCAACAATTCCTTCTTCTAATGCGCACGCTACAGCTTTAACAGCATCATCATATCTATCATAACGTTCTTTCATTTCATTTTCAGTTTTACCACCTACTTTAATAATAGATACTTTACCTGTTAAATTATCAATACGTTGTTTTAATAGTTCTTTATCATAATCTGTTAATTCTGTTGATTTAGAATATTCTTTTAAAGTTATAATTAAATCTTCTAAATCAATACTTTCATCTTTAACTAATATAGATGAGTTCTTACTAATACTTGCAGATTTAAGTGTTCCTAATACCTTATCATTATATTCTTTAGTCATATCACTAATTACAGTAGCACCTGTAAAATCAGATAAATCTCTAATTAAGTCTTTTCTATGTGGACCAAAACCAGGTGTTTTAATAATACATAAATTAACATTGTTACTAAGAACAATTGATTCCAATTTACGTAATGATTGCTCATGTACGTGTTCTGTTATAATTAATAATGAACTACCTTGATCCATACCTTTTTCTAACGGAATTCTAAAGTTTTCTAACTTTTCTAGTTTTCCATCTAAAAGTAATACATAAGGGTTATCTAATTCACAAGTACCTTTATTTTCATTATTTACAAAATGTTTTGAAAAATAACTTACATTTAAATTCATTCCTTCAATTAATTCTACAACATCTTTAATATTATTAGATTGTTCAATTTTAATAATATCAGAATGATTATAAGCGTTTTGAATAATGTTACCAATTACTTCATCATTATTAGCTGAAATACTAGCAACATGTTTAATATCTTCTTTTTTTAATTCTCTTGAATTATTTTTTAATTCTACTAATACTTTAGGAATTATATCATCAAATGATTTAACAACTTCTGTATATTCAAAATCTTTAAGATTATTAACAAACGCTGTAGCTAATACAGTAGCAGTTGTTGTTCCGTCGCCAGCTTCTTCAACAGTCTTCTCAGCAGCTTGTTTAATTAACTGAGCCCCTATGTTTTCAACAGGATCTTTTAATTTAACTTGTCTTGCTACAGAAACACCATCTTTAGTTACTTTATATTTACCATAAATATCTTCATCTGGTATTACAACAGTCTTACCGTTAGGGCCCATTGTAGAAGCTACTGCATCATGTAATTTATTTACACCACTAATTAACTTTTCTCTTCCTTCTTTATTATAATATATTTCTTCCATATTAATCTAAACTTAACCCTTCTTCAAAGATTGACATTGTTTTACTACCTTTCATTCTTCCTTCTAATTCTTGTTGTTCTTTAACAACTTCTTTTTCTGCTGCTTTTAAATCTTTCATTAATTTATTAACTTGATTAATTGCTGCAGTAATAACATTCACTGTTACCACAGGTTTACCTCTATCATCTCTTTCTGCTAAAATAGCTCCTGCATTTCTTAAATATTCAGAAACATCATTAGCTGCTTTTAATGCATCACGATATAATTTACCAATAGTTGTTATTGATCTTGATTCATAAAATTCAATAGCTTCTTGCATTACTGAATCAATCTTCCATTCATCAGGTAATCCTACATCCTTTTTAATTTCTTCAGTTTTAATTAATTCGTTTGTTATAATAGAATAATCTGATTTAATATCTGAATAATAATAGATGAATAACATTTCTTTTAAAGCTGTTGCTTTATCTCTACTCTTATCTCTTTTAAGAATTTTCTTAAATGGAGAGAGTCCCCAGCATTCTTCTCGAACACTAAGGACCCAGTCTTTCATTTCAAATAATTTCATAATTATTTTTTTCTTGTTCTTTTAGGTTTTTCTACAGGTTGTTTATCTTCAACTTGTTTTTCAGAATCAAATCCTGCACGTAAATTTCTATTTGTCATAGCGTATGATTCTAATTCAATACTTAATTTAGAATTTTCATTTCTTAATTGTGCAATTTTAGAATCTAATATACTTTCTTCTTCTGCAAATTTATTATAAGCATCACCTAACATATTACGAAGTACGTCAACTGTTTCATCTTTTTCATTATTTAATAATTTTTGATAGACACTATATAAAATACTCAATACTAATGGTGTAATATATCCAAACTGTTCCAATGTAATTTTTCCAAATAACGTTGCAAGTAATGTAATTACTACAAATCCTGTAGAAATAAATAATAATGTTTTTTTCATATTAATTTTTATATTTAGCTTTAATAAATCTGTCTTCAATCAACGCATACATATTACCATCTACAGTAATAGGGTCAATTTTAATTCTTGTAATATACTCATCTTGATTTTCAGGATTAATTTCCTTACTCATCATCTTTTCAATATCAAGTAATACTTTATCACCTAATGCAATATTATGTACATGTGAACCAAATGCTACTACATATTGTTCTTCTGACATAATATTATCTGATAACACCAAATAATGATCTACTTCTTCTTTATTTAATGTTACAATTACTTTATTGAACATTGGTTCAATTGGAAATGTTTGTGCAATGTTAAATGCTTCAGCACTATTAATTCTCTTCTGATCTTCCATCTTCTTTATTTAATTTATTTATTTTTCTTTTTATAATCTCTTCTGTTGTGTATAACTTTCCTAAATATTTAAAATAGAAAGTTTTTTTTAATTCTTTTATTTCTTCTTCTGAGAGTTCGTCTAAAGAAATATTTTTAATTATTTCATATGTAAATCTAAATTGTGACTCTACAATGTTTTTAACTTGTTCATCTGTCAAATTATTTACTAAACCAATCTTATGTATTAAATCTTTTACTTTTTTTTCATTTATTTCTTTACTCATGTTTAATATTAAAATTAAATTTAATAGTAAATGTTTTTGAATCTTTAGAAATATTAGGTATATACATTGGAGAAACTTGTTTATCTATAATGATATTTTTTTTTCTTAAACTAGATAACATATTTTCTAATGCTGAAGGTTGTATTTCTAATTCTGTATATATCTTTACTTTTGTTTCATAATCAAATACTTCTTTCCATAGTATTTTATTATTTGTAATCTCTTGTTTTAATTTATAATGATAATATAAAAGTAGCGATAATACTCTTTGTTGTTGATTACTTAATTTATGAAACGGTGCAGTAAATAAAATCCATTGTCTAAAGAAAGATTTAATATGAACATTTAGATTAGCTACTTTTTCATTATTATTCATTTTCTAAATACTTAATAATTTCTGTTAATATTGGATTTCTATGATTAGCAGTTAATGTTTTAAATCCTACTAATCCACTTTCTTCTAATTTAAGTGCATCATATAAACAACTGTTTTTACCAATTGATTTATGAATTTGTTGCTTTGAACCACAGAATATCATTTTACTACCATCACCTAAACGTGTTAAGATTGTTCTAAAATCATCATAGTCCATATCTTGAAACTCATCTACAATAACAACTGATTTCATAAATGTAACTCCTTTAGCTACATCAATAGGCATGATTTTAATTAATCCTTCTTTCTCCATTTTATCAGTAGCTTCTTTACCTTGACATACTTCTAAGTTTTGAACAATTGGAAAAGTATATGGAGCCATCTTTTCTTTAACATCTCCTGGTAATGCTGCTAATTGATTTTTAATCATTGGACGTGTTATCCAAATTTCATTACATTGTTTTTTTCTAAAGTAAGATAATGCAGTATGTACTGCTGCTAATGATTTACCTGATCCAAAATCTCCTAAAAGAAAATTTACATCGTATTCATAAAACATTTTAACAAATTCTTTTTGTTCTTCATTTAAATCTACCTTTAATTTAGGTTCTCCTTTTAAAGGTCTTTTTTCTGTATTAGGTATTTTCGCCATTTAGAAATTCTTTATATTCATGAATATTTTCAAAACTTTTTAATTCATTAATTGATCCACATCTCATACAAATATCATTGTCTACTTCATCTGTTACAATATGTAAACTTTTACAATACTTACAAGCCACTACTGGTTCATCATCATAATTTATTTCTTTTTCATTTTCTAATTCCATAATTCTATTTTTTACATCGTTTACATAATCTGTATCATATACAGGAAAAGGTGCTAATTTATTATAGTACTGAAGATGCTTTAATAGTTTCTTCAGGTACTTTATTATTTTCTGATTCATTTACTTCAATTTTACAAACCCATAATTCTTTTTCTTGTTCAATGGTTGTTGTTAAATTATAATTTTTATGTTTTAATACAAATCTATTAAAAGTTGATTCAAACTCTTCATATTTTTCTAATACTTTTAATAGATCAGTATGTTTAATCATATATTTTTTATTCAACATTATTTTCTTTTTTAAAATGTTCCCAATCTACTCTACTCATTAAATCTGGAAATTTCTTACCACCATTACAAGATTCTTCTACATAAAACTTTCCTGGTAAGTCACATCCACATTCTTCACAATAACCTTTACTTACACACGAGTCTTTACAAATAAGTGATCTGTAAGCAACTTGTTCTTGTAAGTGTTGTGCTTGTAATCCTACATTAGAAAGGAACATTTTAGAGTTCCCTTCTATATAAGATTTAATATTTTTAATTGTTATTTTTGGTTTCATTATTAACTACATTTAATTTACCTAATAATAAAAACATTTCCATATTGTCTAAGTCTCTACCTAAAATAGGATTAACATATTCATTAATGTTTTCTTCTGTATATTCTATTGATTTATCTAACTGATTAGATATGTTATCAATCTCTCCAATAATATTATAGAAAGCTTCAATATGTTTTTTAGTTTCTTTATTCTTTAATAAGACTGTTTGTCTTAAACCTTTGTTTGCAAAACTACTCATTATACTTTTAAATTTAAAACTTGTTTATCAATTATTTTATTACCGTCTTTATTAAATACTAGATGAGTTCTAATATAACCTTTTTTATTTCTAACAAATATTTGTACTACTGGTTGATAACGATCATTTAAAAACAACCCTACATTAATGTCATTTAATCTATCACCTTTATATTTTTTAGTAAAATAATTGTATCTTAAAAATACATCAGCTTGATTATCTGTTAAATCTTTTTCTATCTCGTTATATTTATTTTTTATATCTACGACCATCTGGTTTATCATTTTTAATTATTTCTTTTTTATTAAAATCTTCTTTAACTTTTTCTAAATCTTCTTTAAATTTTTTTAAATCATATGGAGTATATTTTTTAATATATTTTGGATCCATCTGATTCCACTCATCATTAAAATAGTGAAACTCTTCTTTATTGTCTTCTGTGTTCATCTAAAAGAATAATGTTTAGTTTATTTGCATCTACTTGACCATCTGTCATAAAAGATTGTTTATCTATTCGTTTACCATTAGGTAATATAATCTTATCTCTTAACCATTGGATTTCTTGAACCCATTCTTGATATGTTTTACTCATCATTTAATTCTTTAAATCTGTTTTCTAAAAAGGTTGTATATGAACCTGTGTTAAAATTATAGTTTAAATCTACAAACATTTTAATATCGTAAGAAGTATTATCAGGTAATGTGAATTTACATTTATTATGTATAATACCTTCACACCATTCTTGAAATCCTACAGGTTGTTGATCATCAACTAACACTGGTTTTTCAAAATCACAACATATTAATTTTCTAGTCATTTTTTAAATATTTATACAAAGATAATAAATATATTTGACATATGCAAGTTTTTTAGCAATTATTTTTAAATTATTTTCTATTTACTTTTAATCTACCAAAATCTTTTCTATAGAGTATTACATCTTCACCCTTTAAATACTCTTTAATCTCTTTAGGTGTTAAACCTAACTTCTTAAACTTATCTGAGTATGTCTGATTACATTCTTCTAACTGCTTATACAATTCATCTCTATTTAGAGGTTCTTTTCTAAACTTCCCTCCAAACTCTCTATCACCCATATGAAATAACATCCAATCTAATGATTCAGTTAAATAAACAGGTTTAACACAATCTGTTAAAAAGAATGTACCTGCTGACGCAATATATCCTGTTAGATAAATATTAATATCAGGATGATTATTTATAAAGTGCATTAATACACTTGCTGCAGGCATTTCTCCTCCTGGTGTAGTCATAAATAAATCTACTGATGGTACAGCAGATAAAATACCAATTAATTCATTTACTGTTTCTGTATTAATTTCATTATTGAAATAATATACATAACGTACGAAATCTTCTTCGTCTTGTGGTTGTAAAAGTTGAAACATATTCTTTTATTTAAATTATTTATACAAAGATAATACTTTTTTTTGACAATTCCAAATAAAAAGTGAATTATTTTTAAAATTTATTTAAAAAACATAAAAAAACCCACTAAATGCAATAAAGCATAGTGGGTGCATTAATATAATTAACATTACTTAATTATATTTAAATCATATAAAGTTATTTAACTAATAGATATAGCGAGGTTTCCCACAAAAACGTTAGTTCTGTAGAAAACCTTGGCTTACCAGTGTTATTGAAGTCGTCATACCTCGCAAAACCCGTCTAGTGGAGGCATCTCTATCAACCCTTAGCCTTTAATCCACTCAACAATATCCTTAATAAGTTGCTTATTTATTTTACTGAACTGCAAAGATATAACATTTATTTGACAATTCCTAATTTTTTAGTGATTATTTTCAAATTATTTTATTATACCAATAGCTTTTAGTAAAAATATTTTTTTTTCAAAATTTTCAAAAAGTTTTTAATTGACGTGAGTGTTGACTAACCCAAAATCATACCCCGACTTGTACAAAACTTTGGAGTGTACCCGTCAAGGGAATTGTCGGGAGCTCCTAATGTATAACTATGTGTTATTGAGCTATGAATCGGCCTTGACACTATAATATCTTATTATTATGAAAATAGCTAAAGTATTTACTAACGAAGACAATCAGACTGTATGGACTTACGAAACTGAAAAAGGCGGTCAAATACATTCTGTAGGTGTTGACGTTACTGAAGAGGGTTATGATCTTGTTGCAAGACGTTTTACTGTTGACCGTAACATTGTATGGTTTTCAGGTAATAACCTTGAGGCTGTACAACGTCAACAACAAGTGATTGTTGATATGGTTAATGCAGGTAAAATGCGTGCATATCGTGCTTACAGTGAAACACCTTTCTATGAAGGTCAATCACAGGATATCAATCCTTCGACTCAAGAGTCTTTAGGTAGATATTCTCAAGCTCGTATGTGTCTTGCAGATGATTATGCTAAATTGCATAAACAGTTTGTAGTTAATGTAGTTGCTACACCTGAACCTACTACACAACCTAAAGTTGGTACGGAACAAGCTTAATGATTAGAGGTCTAACGACCTCTTTTCTTTTTTTTGACGCTACCAAGATTGTGGTTACGTTGTGTAACTTTGCGTGGTGTCCAATCATCTTCCATTCATATAATTTAAATATTTTCATATATATTCATACTACAATCGATTTTCAGTGAATTGACAGTGATTTAATGAATGTTATAGTGATTGAGTGACTATTAATCTCCATCTCTCTAACACCAATTTACAAATCATCAATTATCACTTCAATACATAATATAATAGCTTTTACATACATTTTATACTCTTCATAAGTATATTGTATATTGTATTATTTACATATTTTACATACAAATTATTAACATTTACTAACATAAATATACAAAATTATGAAAAGATTTGAAGAATTACAAATATTAATTGAACAATTATATATTAAAATACACAGTAAATATAAATATTATTTCGATGATAATGTAAAAAGTTTAATTAAAGGACAAAAAGAAATTAATGTTTTACAAAAACAATTAAATGATTATATTGAAGAATATGAATCTTTAATATAAATAGTTTTTAAGTCATTCTTTCACTATTTAACACAAAGAGTGTATATCTAGTCACTTATCAAGTTTCTAAGATTAGATTAATACAGAAACTTGCAGAAAAGAACTGTAAAAATAGCTACAAAAATTAAAAACAAAAAAAGAATAATAGTAATATTATTCTTTAAATGTACCATTTCACATTCCCAAGGTGTGACTATTATAATAGGAAGATATTCTGCAAGCATGGTTAAAGCATAGGCTAATACCAATATGTAACAGCTATTATAATAGAGTACAGAGGGTTTTTAAAAATAAAGAAGTTGTATGTTCTATTGTTTATAACAATGATGAACATTCTGGTTATGCTGAACAGCCAATAAGAATACAAATGTGATCAGATGAGGAGATTTATCTTTACAACGTTGCGTAAATCAATTCCAATAGAACAGAGAAATGTTGTGACATATGTTATACAACCAGTGATATGATAGAGGTGTGCTGGTTCACCGTAAACAACAAAGACAAAAAACTTAATAACTTCACAAGTCGTTGAGAACACCAAGTTTCTATAATAACATAGGTTGAGTACCTGTAATAGCTTAGTATAAACGTATAATATACTTTGAACCTTATTACAATTATAGTTTTAGGTGTAAAATGCAAATTTATTAAACTCTATCCAATTGCAGGTTGATGGTAATGAAACAATAACGAAACTTACAGATAACGTACAGATAAGTGAACTGAAGTTATTTACCTAGACATCAAGGTGCAACCTTGTAGAGTTTATTTTAAAACAAATTATTAACTGACTAAATAACAAAATTATGGAATTATCTAAAGAAGAAATAGAATTTATTATAGATTCATTAAGTTTAACTGCTGATAAATCAGTACAGCTTACAAACTCATTTAATAATGAAGTTTATAATAAAGCAATGGTACTAATAGAAAGATTTAAAACTTTTTTATAACAACACTTTAGTCAGTCAATTACAGGTAATGCTGGGTTGACTGATTATATTAATTAACTAACACATTAAATATTATGAAAAAATCAACAAAAACATTATTCCAAATTGTAATATATTTATTACTTGGAATTTCAATATTTTCATCATTAATATTTGTATTATATGATTTAAACGTTGAAGAAGCAACATTATGTTTAAAAATATTAGGAGCATCATCAATATTAAATACATTCATATGGTTTTATTATGAATTAAAGAATGCTCCAATAATGGAAGAACATGAATAATTATCATTCAAAATCACATAACATACTAATAAAACTATTATATATTATTGCAATTATAATAATTATTAGTATGTTATTAAATTAACTATTAAATTAAATAAAAATGAAAAAATTAATCTTATTAAGTGTGATTGTATTATTTACAACAGCTTGTAGTTCTGGATGGTCTTGTAAAAAACGTTATGTTAAACAAGATAAAGTATTAATTGTTAAAAATCAAGGAGTATGTTAGTATCAACATTATTTACAATTTTTGTAATTGGTTTTATTATTCTTTTAACAGTGTTAGATATTATTAAAAAAAGAAAAAGAAATCAAATTGGTGATGGATTTTGTAAACAAAAAAAATTAATAGGATTATTATTTTTAAATCCTGATGATAATCCTGCATATAAAACAATACTTACAATACTTTATGTTATATCAATAGTATATATTGTTATTATAACAGTAGCGTTTTTAGTGATCAATTGGAACAATAAAATAAATATATAAAATATATTTAATTATAAATTAACTAAAATATTATGAAAAAGTCAACAACATTACAAAGACAAGGTTATTCAGGTGTTAAAATAACATCAATGATCAAAGCTATTGAACAACAAGAGATATTTCAACATCTTAGATTGGTTCAACAAGATGAATTCTGTAGATTAAAAAATAGATATAATAAAAATGGTTATTTAACACAACCATATATGACATATCTATTTAATATCTATTGGAATTTTGTATTAAATGATTTCAGATTTGATGATAAATCTAAAGTATGGAGTATTCCTACAAAGATGAGAAAAGTTGAATCTAAACATATTGGTATGAAAATATTTAATTCATTATCCAATGATTAATTTAATACATGAATTAAAATGAAAGTATATGCTACATTATATTATGACTGTGGTTCATATAATATAGATAAATTATTTTTAAATAAAGAAAATGCTTTAAAGTATTATAATGAACAAATAGCATTAGAAAAATTAAGATATGAAGAACAATTTCCTAATAAATTATATGAAGAAAGGGGTTATTCTCATTTATGTTTTGAAGAAGAAGAATTTGAAATTGAAGACAGTCTTAATAGTGTTTCATTAATTCAAGAATTAAAAAAAGTAAAAGGAGCAATTTCTTATGATGGAGATTGCTCTACTCAAGTATTGTTACCAACAACAGATAATAAATATCTTAGAGTTGGTGTAACAGACGATGATGTTGCTGAAAAACCTGGAATATGGTTTGATTATTATGAAGGTTTAAATAATGAATTAAATAATAAAAATTATGAAAAAAAGTAAAATATTTACATCTGACATGTATAAGATGGCTTTAGGTGATAAAATTGAAAAAAAGAATGGTGATTTTACTGAAGAATTAGTAAGAGTTCCTGGAGGATGGTTATTTTTAATTGCCACTGAAAAGATACTTTGTAATGGTGGATATGGTACAGTTAGCTCAACATTCATACCATTTAACAATGAATTTACACATGAAAAATAGATTATATATTTTAGGAGAACTCGTTGAAGTTGATATTTGGAATTTCAACGAGTTAAACAAATGTTTTAAATTAAATTAACATGAAAAAATTATCCAAAGCAGAAATGACATTTCATAGAGATATTAAAGAAAAAATAGATCGTGATGCTACTGAATCAACACCAACTTGGTGGGGTAGTAGTACTCCAATATTTATACCAAAACGTAAAAAATTTAAACGATGAAACAAATCATACCACTATTATATTTTCAATTACATGTAAATATAATAGGACTACCAGTTTATTATTGTTCACATTACGTGAAACAAGTTAAAAGTAGTTCATCAAGATTTTTTAAAGCTAAAGAAACTATTTCTTTAGACTATAACCAAGAATTATTAACTAATTAAATTAAATATTATGAGTACAAAAGCTAAACCAATATTAGTGAAAAAAGAAAATGGATTATTTGCTAAGTTAAAAGAAGTATTCCAAGAAAACAATGGTGTTATTACATTTCATTTTGAAAACAAAGTAACATTTAGAGACTATAAAGGTGATATTAAAAATGTTCCTGTAACTTCAGAATCTGAAGAAAAAGTACAAACATGGTCTCAAACAATACCAATTAACAAAGAAGTATTCTTTGATAGTAGAGGTAAGAGATTACATTTAGAATCAGTTGTACAATTATTTAGAGACCTTTGTGAAGATAGAGGTGCTAAGTATTTTACAATATAAAACTATTAATCATTAAAATTATTAAAATGAAAAAATTATTATTGTTATCAGTAATGTTATTAAGTTTAACAAGCTGTTCAAAAGATGAGGTTGATAATACACCTCCAAAAGTATTAGTAATTGGTAATTCAATTACACAATGTGCTCCTGGTGGAGAATGGTTAGGTAACTGGGGAATGGCTGCATCATCACCTGATAAAGATTTTTGTAGTCTATTAAAAACAGAACTACAAACTGATGTATTAAATAGAAAAAACATTGCTGTTTGGGAAAACAATTTTAATGTTGGTGTAGAACATTATGGAATTACAACATCTTTACAATATGATTATGTTGTAATTAAAGTTGGTGAAAACGTAAGTGATGTTTGTAATTTTAAAGATGCATTAAAAAAACTTGTAAACTATTATAAAAAATATGGTAATAATATTATATTAGTAACAACAGTTTGGTCACAATATCAATTTGATTCTAGTGGAAATCCTTATGAAGTCATATCAATAAAAGATAAAATAATAAGAGAAGTCTCAATTGAAAACAAATGTATATTAGTAGATCTTTTAGAAATGAAATCTGATCCGACCAATTATGCTTGGGGAGAATATCAAAATAGTGGTATTGCTTCACATCCAAACGATAAAGGAATGAAATTTATATCAGATAAAATATTATTTGAAATAAGAAATTAAAAATTAAATCACTTGCTTGAAGATAAACAATAATAATGTCCGTCACTGGATAACTCTCATGGATAGAGATTTAGGTTCGATTCCTAATATTATAAACTGTACTAGCAGTTGTGTTTATTGTAAAGAATAGTTCGGCATCATTTATCTGAAATGTACAATGACTGATATACTATTTCTACTAGATATGGACAAGTGATTTTTTAAAAGTTAAACTACTTACTGAAGATAAATAGTTTCTGGCAGTGCAAGTATACTTGTAGTTAGGAGAGAAATAATCATGCTAAGATGATGTTATTTATTGTAAGATATGAAATGCTTATAATTGACTAGCGTACAAGATACGTGGGAGTCTGTAAGTGAGTAATATTCCACTTAGAAATGGATAAGTAGTTTTTAATATCAGTACTCCCTAAGTCAAAACAATGTACATTGTTGGAAGTTTAATGACAAGCCAAGACTGTCTGTAAGGGGAAATCAGTAGGTAATTTGATTATTATTTGTGAATAATGTAGTTCTCAGTGCCCCTTTGTGGTTATAGTAATTACTATTCACTAACCTACCTTCTGAGGGTTATATGAGGATTGTATCTATACGATCATAGAGAAGAAGGAAATAGTAATAGCTAAGCTGTGTATAAGCCCAAGATTGTAAAATCTACTAGAAGCTAGGGATTAGATGACAGAAATGGAATAATGTACTCTATTTAACTAGATGGTATTGTTTGGAAACAATTAATCAGGTAGTCGCTACCATATGGGTTCGAATCCCATTCTAATCTCAAAAAGGCTAAACATTGAACCTTTGTAAATTTGTGTCAGTTAAACCACTATCCTAATTAAGGATTATTTCTTGAAACTGAATAAATGGTAGGTAATAAAGATTCTACAAATTTACATAAAGATACTAATCCTGAATTGACAGGATGTAATAACTCAGAATATAAACACTGATATGTATTTCCTTAAATACCTCAATTAGATATTCTAATTAGAGGAAAGCAGCTAGGGTGTTATTACACAGTAATGTTAGATGTGTTGTTCCCTTGAGAAAGGAATCAATGGAGTAAGAGAGTGATTAACAAAAGAAAAAGCACTACAACACAAATGAGTTCTCAGCAAGTAATTAGATTGAAGCTTTAATCGTGAGTATTTATATGAAGGTTGTAGTGTAAAAGACTACATTAAAGAACTTCTGTAACAAGAAATTGGTAAATATATTTTAATTACATGACCTTACTCTTATATAAGCTTACGCAGAAATGTTGTAGTAATATAAGACAAGAGGGTGCTAATCATTAAAGTTTATGATAAACTCATAAAACAGTTTCACACTTCTGTAAAAAGTGTATTTGTTTACATAGCTCAGTTGGTTAGAGCACCTGACTCATAATTAGGCGGTCATAGGTTCGAGTCCTATTGTAGACACAAATTAACTAAAATTATATATTATGAAAAAAAGATTTTTAAACTGGTTACAACATATCGTATGGAGATATACTGAACCAACAGCTAAAATAGCTAATTTAGAAGCTAAAAGATATACTAAATATATCACACAATATTATTCTGAATTAGAACAAGTAATGATTATTAAAGATTTACATAAAGAATTAATATTACATCGTGAAGAACAAATTAAAAATAAACATGTTTTAATTCTTCAAGAACAACAAAATATTGAAAAACTTGAATCTAATTTAGAAAAACTTAAAATAGCTTTATAGAGTGGCTAAATTAACTCTTGTAGTAGAGAGTATTGGTGAGATGTGGTTAAACACCTTACCTCACCTAACGCTCATCTAATTAAAAAACTTATAAAACCATTTAAACTCTAATTAAGGCTGAGGATGAAGTATATAATTATGAATAAATCATAGTCAGGAAGATATAATTTATTATATTGAAACTGTAGACGCATTGAAAATAATTATATATGGAATTAGTGAGCAGACGCTACTCACTTAGATGGTTTTTATTATTAACTATTAAATTATTAAATTATGAAAATAAAACATTTATTATTTATAATAACATTATTATTATATTGTTATTATATGTCAGATTTATATGTATTTGCATATAATAATGATATTTATGATCCAGATATTTTAGACGATACTTTTACAAGTTTTAAAGTAGTATTGTATCTTTCAAATTATATACATATAACAATTATTATTGTATTTATAATACCTTATAGAAAAATCAACAATATATTAAATAAAGAAATTAAAATTAAAAAATATGAAAATTAAATTCAACTTATTTTAAGTATTATCATTAATAGTTGTAATATTTGCAACATATCATTTAGGTCCTATGTATTATGATTCTTGGGTAAATCCAAAATATATACAATATTCTGGTAAATTAGATAATGCTACTTTTACTATTAGATTCGTAGGTACAGTGATAATAATAATTCCTATTCTTATATATTTAGTTGCAACTGATTTTGAAATATTATCTAAAAAAAGAGAAATCAACTTAACCCCGTGGAAATCCACAAATTAAACAATTATTAAATAAACAAATTTATGAAAAAAATCGTATTTTTATTGTTAGCAACAACATCAATGATGTTTGCACAATCAGGTTCAGAATTAGTAAAAACTACTGAAAAAGTAAAAGAATTGACTGAAAAAGGTCTTTCAAATGTTAATAATGTTTCTATAAATGTAAAAGAAGCATCTAATAATACAAAAGAGTTGGTTAAAACTACCTCTAATGCTGTAGGAACAGCTTATCAAGATGGTAAATCGGCAACAAGTACACTTTATCAAGATGGTAAAGAGTTAACTAAACAACTTTATGGTGATAGTAAATTACTTGGTAGTAAATTAGAAGACGCTTTAACATATGCTGCTGAAGGTCTTAAAACTACATCTATAAAAGCTTGGGAAATATTAGTTAAACAACAATTAGTTTGGTCATATTGTTTCTTATTTCTAACATTGTTATCATTATACTCTATTTATAGATTTTTTAATCAATGGAAAATTATGAATAATGATTTAGATGAATCAGGAGATATTAAACAGTCACATATTGCATTAACTTTTGTATTAGGTGTTATTGCTACAATGTCATCATTGGCTTCAGGTATTAATTTTGAACAAATGATTACAGGTTTTGTTAATCCTGAATTTGGAGCATTGAGAACATTGGTTGAAATCATCCAACAAAATATTAGATAATTATGAGTGTTGCTAAAACAAGTCTTTTATTAGATAAACTATCTAAAAAAGAAAAAGTAGAACAATCTAAAGATAAAAGTTCTTCAGATACATTATTGTTATTAGCAGACAATAGTAAATCTAAAGAAATTGAAATTCTTAAAACTATTGGTTTAGATTATCATATTAAAGAAGTTGAAAAAATTAAAAATGATTCATCTAGAATTCAAATTATTGAAAGTACATATAATCGTCCTGTTTATACAGGTCAGCAGATTAAAAAATTATGTAATCAATATGGTTTAAGAATTCTTAGAGCAGATTCATTTAAAGCTAAGACACCAACATTTGTAGGTGAAGAAATTTTAAAATTTGTTGCTGAAAATAGTAAAGAAGTTGTTGCAAATGAAGAAACAGGTAGAACAAGAACTGTATCTGAATTACATATAGGTGAATCTTCATTCTTTATTTTATCAACAAACAGATCATTTAATGGTGAATCTTTAGAATCTGCAACATTATTTTATAGAGAAAAACGTGAATATCAAAATTATCATAATGCTGGAGAAGAAAATATATTTGTAGAAATATGTTCTTGGGGTAAATCATTTGATAATTCATTGACTAATATTGTTGACTTTACTTTATGTAGTGAAGATAGAGGTTCTTGGATTATCATACCAATGATTCTTTGTTTAATTTCACTAATTGTTTCATTATTCATAGATCAAAATATGAATTATTTATTTTTAACAGGATTTATCCTTTCAACAGTTGTAATGTTAGTAAGTGATAGTTCACAATATTTTAAATCATGGACTTCAAATTAAGATTAAAATCAATAGGAATATTATTTCTAATTTACGCACTGTTTACGTGTATTAACTGGTACACTAACTTAAAACAAGTTAGAATGTATGAAGAAATAGATAAAAGAGAATTAACAGAATTAGAAATTAACAAATATATTGTAAAACCTAATAAAAGAAAAGATTATTATCTTATTAGACAATCTGATTATTTTGGTAAAAATTCATTAATACCTTTTATTGTAAATAAAAAATTAATAAAAAAACATCCTGATAAAATTATTGAAAAAGATTGTGGGTGTTAAAACTTTTATAGAAACCACCGCCTTCAATAGTGGATCGTCGTTTAACTAGAGCATGCTGAATATCAGAGGGAAGAGAACCCATAGTTAATGGTTATAATCTGAGTCATCTAACGGGTAAGACCTCAACACGGGTTGAGTAATGAGGGTTCGAGCCCCTTCTCAGGTTCAAATACAAAGTTCATAATATTGTATTTAATAGTTAGTGGGTAAATGTGAGTGAAAATATGTAACTGCGAAATCAGATATGTAAAGTAACTCACATTTATTTTTATTAATCCTAAAAAAGAAATAATTATGAAAATAATATGTTTTATATATTTTTTATGTATATCATATACATCAGAAAATATAACAACTGTATCATTTTATAGTGATAAACATCATGGTAAAAATACAGCATCAGGTGAAAAGTTTAATATGAATAGTTTAACTGCTGCTCATAGAACATTACCATTTGGTACATTAGTAGAAATTACTAATTTAAATAACAGTCAGTCAGTTATTGTTAGAATTAACGATAGAGGACCTTTTATTAAAGGTAGAAAATTTGATTTATCTAAAGCAGCATTTAAACAAATATGTCCATTAAGATATGGTAAAATTAAAGTTAAATATAAAATTATAACAAATGAGAAACAATAATGAAATACATTATCTTGATAAAATGGATCAAGAAGGTTGGTTTGATGGTATAGTAGTATCATCTTAATTAGTAACTATTAAATAATAATAAAAATGAAACAATTACAAAAACAAGATTTAAAAGAAGGTGGAATTTATATTGCAAAACAGAAAGTAGGTGTTGACAAATATATTGTAAAAATAACTAACAATATGTGTTCATGTTTTAATATTTATAGTTATAATAAATTTTTGTATAGAAATGGAAATTTTTCTAGTATTTCACTTAATTTTTATGAAGCAACACTTGAAGAAAAACATTGGTTAGAAGAATGTATTAAAGCTGATAAATTTATTTCTTATGAAGAAGCTATGAAAACATTTGTTCCTGAATTTACATTACCTGAGAAATGGTATATTAAAGCTAGATTATTAAATGATAATCAATTACAAAAATTAGTTATTTATTTAATATTAATAAATAAAGATGGTGCTACA